ACACTGAAGTTTCTCTCCCCTCTCCCTAGGAGCATCCCATGAAGACCGTGAAGAAAGCGAAGAAGAAAGTCGTGAATGCGGAGCTAACTCCCACGTTCGCCAAGGCCGCGAAGGGCGAAGTCGTTCCCCCCGCTAAGAAGGTGAAGACAAAGGTCAAGCCTCCCGTGGATTCTCTGGCGAACGAAGCCCTCGCGAAATCCAACCCGAAGGCCAAGCCCACCCCCGTCCTCATCCGCCGCAAGAAGACGAAGTCCAAGGCGAAGCCGAAGCTCCCCATGGAACTCCAGTGCCGCCTCCCCATGGGCTCCCACTTCCTCGGGGACCGTGTCACCTTGAACAAGGACGGCAAAGGCGAAGGCAAGCTCCACGCCTACCTCGCCCCCGTCCACATCGGGAACATCGACGAGGGCGACAACTGGATGAACTCCATCAAGGTCGTCTCCCCCGCCTTGAAGGCCCTCAAGGAGAAGGAACGCAACTCCATCCTCAAGTGGTGGCTGGAACGGGTGAAATTCGAGAACCGGCTCGTGAAGTCCGACTACGAGTACCGCTTCGGGATGCTCAAGGGCAATCCCCCGGTCCCTTACCTCGGGTTCGCCCCGTCCACCAAGGGCCTAACCGGCAAGGAAGTCCTGAAACTCTGCAAAGAGCACAACGTCTCGTAACCATTCGCCGGAAATACCCATGCCTCCAAAAGATACCACCAAAATCACCCTGCCTCCGGTTTTCCAGAAGCTCATGCGGTGGGAATCCTTGGAGGTCGTGGACCCCCGTTCCCTGGGCGACAACCCTCGAAACTGGAAGACGCATCCCCAGTCCCAGTTGGACGCGGCTCTCGTCGCGATCCAACGGGCGGGGTTCGTCCTCCCGCTCCTCTACAATGTAAACACCAACCGCCTTCTCGACGGCCATGGCCGTAAAGCGAAGTGCGTCAAAGCGGGGCTCACCGCAGTCCCCGTCGCCAAAGGTCGCTGGACCGAAGAGGAGGAAAACTTCCTCCTCCAGTCCATTGATACTATCGGGTCCATGTACCGCGTGGACCATGAACGCCTGAAATCCTTGAACGCCATGGTCTCGGAGCAATCCAAACGAGTGACCGGCCTGAAAGCCGAGCACGCGAAAACCTTGGAGAAGCTCCAGACCTCCATCGGCAACTTCGCCCGCTCCGTCGAACAAGGCGAACGCGAAGCCTCCCCCCTGCCCCTCGGGGGCATGTCCGCCAGAAAAAAACGGAAGCCGCCCGAAGACCTCCACGACTACGATGAACCCGAGGTAAAAGAGGAAGTCGCCATCGACGACGTCTTCTTCCAGGGGGATGATACCTTCCAACTCCCGACCCTCCTCCCCGATCTCCTCCTTACCCCGGACCAAATCCCGACCAAGACCTACGACCGCTCCCCCTCCTCCGTCAGCGAACATTCCTGGTATTGCCTTTCAGCCACCCCCTGGAAGGAACGGGAAGCCTCCGGGGTCTCCGGGGGCATCCTTGGGACCTTCTGCAACGACTACCACCTACGAGGCTACTATGACTTCCCCGGGGACTACATCCAGGAACTCCAGGAATGGAACTTCACCGCCCTCACGCAACCCGACTTCAGCAACTACGAGGACTGGCCCTTCCCCCTTCGTCTGTATGCGGCCTACCGTTCCCTGTGGGTGGCCCGATACTGGCAGTCCCACGGCTTCCGCGTCCTCCCGATCCTCCAGACCACCAACTTCAGCGTTCGCCAGAAAAATCCCCGGCTATCCTCTGGACCAGTGGACATTACCCTGGAAAACCTCGCCGCTCTCCGACCACCCGTGGTGGCTTGCCAATGCCGCACCATCAAACAAAGCGGAGGGTCCTTCGAGGAGTTTGGCGTCTGGTTATCGAACCAAGTAAAAACCGTGAAACCAGAGGTGGTCATCGTCTACGGGCGGGAGCACAAAGCTAAATTCGAGGGCTATCTCCCGGAAACCGTTCACCTCGGAAAGTCCCGTCACTCCATCTCCCGGAAGGTACGCTACGTCTACCTCCCCTCCTTCATGGAACTCCGCCGCGAATCCATGAAGGGGAAGAAATCCCGAGGCGGCAAGAAACCCCAGGAGTAGCCATGCCCGATGACTTCGACGAAATCCGCGTCTCCATCGCCTTCCCCGTCCGCATCGAGGAGGATTGCGCCAACTCCCTCACCCTCCTCGACGACGAGGACCGGGTCATCTGTTGTCGAATCTCCGACGAAGACGAACTCACCGAGGAAGACCGCCTCCTGATGGCGATCTTGGAAACCATCCTCAACGCCTACGGAAGCGGAGCCCTCGTCACGGTAGACGAAGACAAACCCTGCAAACGGAGAAAGTCATGACCGTAACCTTCACCATCATCGCCGTCCTCTCCGCCTTCTTTGGAATCCTCCTCGCCTTAATGGTCACGTACCTCTTAGCGACGTACACTAAGGACGGTTCCACCCCCGAGGACGACTACCCGGAGATTTAGCATGGCCCGCAAGCAATCCAACGCCCCAAAGGTAAGATCCCAAAAGAAGAGAGGCCAATCCGCCAGAGGCAAGTCCAAGGCCACGAAGACACGTAAACCAACAGTCCGAAAAGGCCAGAATCAGAAGAGTTCGGTCGAGGTGGGACGTCCCCCGAAGTCCAAGTCCTCCAAAGACGCCCGGGGCCTCGACCGAGCCGTCAAGGGATTCCAGAACGCGAAGTCCAAGCGGGAACTAGGCCGCTTCCGAGCCGCGATCTATCGAGCTTACCCGAACGCTCGGAAAAGCAAACACTGGAAGACCCGGATCTCCGCCGCCTACAAATCCATGGGAGAAAGCCTGGGAAAAAAGTCCAAGAAGAAACTCAAGTCCGTCAGGGGCCCCAAGAAGAAACTCAAGTCCGTCAGGGGCCGTCGTCACCGGAGACGCCAAGTCCGAGGCCGAGGTCGTTAGCGTTCGCCAGAAAAATCCAGGATTCGGCCTGGACCCCTTAGATAATCCTCTCTAGACTAACCCCCAGGCCACCTGGAACCGGGTTAGTCGCCTGGGGGTCGCCTGGGATTGCTCCGCCAAGAGCGTCTCGAAACAACCTCAGGTAAGAGAGGATACTTCCATGGCATTCGACCGACGTTCCCTCAAAGGTCGCTGGCAACTCGGCAGTTCGACCGAAGCCTTCGGGACGGCCATCGTTCGCGTAATCCCCCCCAAGGCCAACGGCCGCACCGTCCTGTCCCTGATGCGGTACACCACAGCGGGGACGGCCCATACCCTGTCCGTCCTCCGCTGCCAGGGGACCACGACAACCACCGCCGCGTCCTCGTCGGGTGGCTCCACCATCACCATCGCGAACGTGGCCCCCGCCAAGGATCTCAACGGGGCTTCCCTGCCCGAGAACCTCGCGGCTTCCGATTACCTTGTGGTCGAGAATACCGACGGTTCGCACAACGCCTACCTGATCTCCTCGATCAACACCACCACCAAGGTCGTCACCATCACGGGGACCTTGGCGAAGGACGTGGCCTCGGGAGCGAACGTGTACGCCATGTACGAGGTCGCTCGTACCGCTGGCATTCCTTCGATCCAGATCACGACCGTCGCTTCGACCACGGAAGACTTCCCGACGACGGGGTCCGAAGGCGACTTGGGGATCGCATCCTCGTTGAACTCCAACGAGCCGTTGCTGATCCATAGCAACAACGCGACCGCCACGGGCGTCCTCCGCTACGCTTGTGCGATTTACTCGGATCTGTAATCGCTAGTCCAGGCGGGAGGGGGACACACTTCACCCCTCCCGCCGTGGGAGACGCCATGAAGACTCGCATCGCCCGGAAAGTGGCCCTCAAGGATTTCACCAAGGGCATCCGCCAACCCAGCCCTTACAAGGGAAAGACCTTGAAGTCGGCGTGGAAGAAAGTCATCAACCGCATCCACGAAGATAAGAGATGAACCAATGAAGATCCGTCAGGCCAGGCGGAAACTCATCCACCACGAAGAGTCCCGCTACACCATCGCCCAGGCGAAGAAGCACCTCCGCCACCACAAGGGCGTAAAGCTCCTCGGGAAGCAGATCCACTCCCAACACGAACGAACCGAAAAGGACTAGACCATGGCCAAGGCCCGCCTGAAACTCCGCAAAGCGGCCTCCGCCGTGAAGAAGGTCTCCGCCGCCTGGGCTCCCGGGGTCCGTACCCAGGCCCCGGCCAGGAAGGCCAGAGCCCCCCGCAAGATCCCCGGGAAGGACTTCCAGGGCAATCGCTCCCGAGGACTCCCCTCCCATACCCACATCCCGGCCAAAGAGTCCGTCCACTCCCGCGTCAAGGGAATGTACGGCCACCTCGCGAAGAAGACCAACTTGAAAGGCGAGGGAGGCTTCAGGACCGCCGTGGCGAATACCCTCCGTCGGACCAGAGCCACTTCCAAGGCCAAAGGCATGAAGTCGGTGGCCAAGGGCTCGGGCTTCCCCACCTTCGCCCGAGTCGGCTCCGGAACCTCCGGCCTTTCCCGCCACCTATCCCCCACCCTCTCCTACAAGGGAAGGGGATACGCCCCCGTCTCCGCGAAGGCCAACCTCGCCGGGAAGCGGGCCACCCTGCTAAAACTCTCCCGCCATGGAGGCAAGACCAGAGCCTCCGTCCTCGGTCGCACCATTCTGAAATAGAGGTTCTTATGCCTTCCATCGTCCGCAAAGTCCAACGTCGCAACAACCAACGCTTGGCCTCCCTGTCCTCGGAGTTCAAGGTCCCCACCACCTCCAAGACCCCCTGGTCCTCCAAGCGACGGAGTGGCTTCTCGGTGAAGCATCTCCGAGCCTCCAAAGGTTCCCCCCTCCATAGCCCCGAACTTCGCAAGAGCTTCGCCGGTCGCCTGAAGTCCTGGCGGAAGGACCGAGCCTAAAGGAAATACCCATGCCACGGAAGAAAGCTAAGATCGAAAGACACAACGTCGGATGGCTTGACCCTTGGGAAAAGAGGGGTAGCTACGAAGCTAAAACCAGAAAAAAATTCGCGGACAAACTAAAAGAAGCCCGGAAAGTCTCTAAAACCAGGGCCTTTATGGTTAGAGGAGAAGTCCGGTCAGGCTTACGTAGTCCACACGAATAAGAGAGGTGTAAAAGAGGTACTAATCATGCCATCCCCCCGCAATCGTGGAGCCACCCGGTTCCAGCACCACAAGAAAGTCCGTCACAAGAACCCCCAGGCCGTAGCCTTGGGTAGCAAAGGCGGGGCCAAGGGAGGCCCGGCCCGAGCCGCTACCCTTACCAAGGAAGAACGCTCCGCCATCGCCCGCCAAGGCGGCATCGCCCGTCATAAGGGAAATTGACATGACCATCAAGCCCAAGGTCAAGAACTACCTGAAGCGGAACGAACGCCACCGGGGCGGTATTCCCACTTACCGGAAATCCAAAGCCGCGACCTTGAAACACTTCCGGGCGGTAAACACCCGCTCGGGAATCCGTGGCCTCGAATCGGGAAAGCTCCCGACCACCGAAGCCTTCCGTCGTTTCTTCTCCTAACCCAAGGACCTCTCCCATGTCCGAGTACTCCACAACCGATGATTTCAATCTCTTACAAGAAGCCCTTCGAGAACTCCGAGGCGGCGACCAGCAACGCATCGCGGAGACCGGCCTCTCCATCGTCGCCACCCTTCTCCGCAAGAACGCGGACTACGGAGGCTCGGCCCACAAATCCCCCGTTCTCCTCCCCGATCTCGGCTGTGGAACCTCGATCCTCGTTCGCATGAGCGACAAGATCGAACGCCTACGCAACCTCCTGAACTCCGACTCCGACGCCCAAGTCCAGGAATCCATTGACGATACCATGATGGACCTCGCCGGGTACGCCATCCTCTATCTCTGCCGTCCATAGCATTCACCAGAAAAAACCGAGATCCGCGAGGGCGCCATGACCTATCACCTTCACTCCGCCCTAGGACTACGTCCACGCTGGGCGGAGAAGACGGCCCCTCGCTGGAATCCCCACCGCCTCCTCAAGGGGAAGCAAGTCTGGATCAAGCTCTCCCGCCACGGGAGCCTCTACACCTTCACGGACTCGATCCTCCACGTCCCCCCTCGCTTCGCCCCCGTGGCCTTCACCCTCTCCGACCTCTCTTCCGCCATCTCCGGGAAGATCCCCTTGGTCGAGCATCCCCAGGATGGAGACGACCCTCACAGCGACTACCAGCCGACCAAAACTTCCTGGCGAACCAAGCTGGACAATACCCGCGCCAAGGGCGTATACTTCAACCCAAAGCTCCGCCGCTGGGTCCCAGTCAAGGTGGTGAAAATCAAGCGAACCCCGAAGTACGAGCACATCGTCCTCAAGGAGGATCACGATGATCCCCGTCATCCGCAGCATCACGCCCCACCCCAACCCGACGTTCAATAAGTACCGCGTGACCTTCACCTGCGGACATACCTTCGTCCGCGATTACACCGTCTCCCCCCTCCCCGACGACGGGGTCGAGGGCTTCCCGGTCTCAATCACGGTCGGGGCCTCGCCCCACCTCCCCCTCGGGGCCTCGAAGGACCGCTTGTGCCCGAGATGCCTCGAAGCCGCCGAGACCTCCGCCACTTCCTCGTAGCATTCGCCAGAAAAAACCATGGCCCGCACTCTCCCTAAAACCTCCAAGGGCCATAAGGCCCTCTCCAAAGGCTACGCCTCCGTCACCGAGGATCTCCCGGATTCCGCCCTCGAAATCCCGGAGCACCCGAAATCCCGTTCCCAGGCCGAGGAGAAGATGGCGGGGTCCGAGTTCCACAAGCTCATGCTCCCCCGGAAGCGGACCACCGTCATCGACCTTCTCACCGACCGGGTTCGCATGGAGAAATTCCTGGACTTCCTCCGGGTCGGAGCCTCCTGGGCTTCCGCCGCTTCCGCCGTGAAGCTCATGCCCGAGACCGTCACCCGCTGGATGAAACGCGGGGAGACCGCCCCGAAGGGACCCTACCGCCGCTTCTTCAAGGAAGTGGTGAACGCCATCGGGGAAGCCACCGCGTTCGCGGAAGCCGACGTCAAGAAGTCCTCCCCCCTGGTCTGGCTCGAACGAGGCCCGGGCCGCTTCATCTCCCCGGAATGGTCCGACAACGCCCCCGGGAACTCCGGGGCGGGCTTCGGCTCCTTCAACGTCCAGATCAACCAAGGTTCCGCCGCGATCCCCGCCGCCGCCCTCCAGGAAGCCATGAAGGTCCTCGTGGACGCGGGGATGGACTTGAACCTCCTCGCCCAGGACCAGCAAGTCATCGACGTCCCCGGGCGAGTCATCGTCGGCGAAGGCAACCCCGAGAACCCGGACGGGGAGGTGGACTACGACGACGAGACCATGGACGTGGAGGTGGACAACGTGGGCACCAACTACGCCGAGAACGGGCACTGGAAGACCGCCAACCCAAACATCCCCTCGGGGCTCCTACCCGACTACCCGGGGATCGCCCGCCTCCCTGCCGAAGCTACCCCCGGGAACCCTCCCGTCCCGAAGCTCCCCACCACCGTCCCCCCTCCCTCCCCATCCCTTCCCACAATTCCTGGGCCTTCATCCCCAGGACTTTCACCCCCTCCCCCCTCCTCGGATACCCTTAGTGCCTCCGAACGCTTCCAGCGGTCACTGGAGGCCCTTAAACGCGGGATTACCCAGCTTAACAAAACCCCTCCACAGGGGGTGGCAACACAACGGGTACACGGCAAGGCAACGGGTACACGGCAAGGCAACGGCAAAGCAACGGGCACGCACAAGATCCCCAAGCTCCCCCGCCCTAAGGAGGGGTATCGAGTGAACCCGGAGCCCACCCCGGTCCCGAAGTCCTTCAAGGGGAAAGGCCGGAAGAAGTAGAAGGCTCCCTCCTCAGCTTGAGCGATCACGGTCAGGGTCTACCCCTCCCTGGATCGTCAACCTGATCCTCAGCTTGAGCGATCAAGCAGCGTTCTCCCCTCGGCCTTACGCCGACTTCTATCCCCTCTCCCCCCTCACCGAGGCCACCTCTGGACGCCATTTTTCTGGCGAATGCTCCCTTCCCATCCCATTTGACAATACACTACTTAGGATGTTACACTATTGGAACCTGAGGATTTCCCTCGGGACCTTTCCCTACCCTAAGGAGCATCCGCTCCTGAACTTTCGTCCCTCATTTAAGGAGTCTCCCATGTCCCTCTCCCGGAAACACTACGAAGCCTTGGCGGAAATCCTCCGCAACTCGAAGCCCCCTATCCCCTACAAGGTGGACGGCAAGACCTTTTACCTTGGCTCCAAGTCGAAAGCCATCTACCAATCCTGCCTGTCCTGGCTGAACTGGTACTCCAGCCTCTACGACTTCGCCATCGAACACGGTCAGAACTTTGACTCCTCCCGATTCCGCTCCGCCACCGGCCACGACGAAGTCCAAGCCTATGTCCGGGCTTTCCAGACCTGGGAGTACGAAAAGGCCAAAGCAGCATCCGCCAGAAAAAACCAGGAACCGGAGGGTATCCCCGTCGCCGAAGCCAGTTGTGACGAAGGAACCTGATAGTACCTTGACAAGGTCCTAGTTAGGATGTTACATTATTGGAAGCCTCGGGGAAGTTCTCCGGGGCTTTCACTGTTTTGGTTACCTGTTCTTGCCGAGGAGTCTTACTCCTGAACTGTCACTACGTTCCATTTAAGGAGTCAGTCATGAAGTTCAACGTCCCGAAAGCCGCGAAGTCCATAAAGTCCACTCCAACCTCAACCAAGAAAGCACGCTCCCGCCCAATCTTGGCGGAAACACCCGGGGAGCACGTCTCCGTGAACGCAGGGGCGGGGTGCGGCAAGACGACCACCGTGGAATGGGCTTACCGTTCCCGAGTCCTAGGCCAGAAGATCCCCTTCACCCCCTCGGTTGCCCAAGAGGCGATCATGGACTGCTTCGTGGGCACCCCTCCCACGGCTTCCGTCCAATTCGTCTGCTTCAACAAGTCCATCGCCACCGAGTTCAACAACCGGAACCTCCCCGGTTGCACCAACCATTCCCTCGGCTTCTCCGCCGTCCGTCGCTTCCTCCCCCGCGTCAACGTCAAGGCGGAATACCGGATCAAGGATATCTGCGAGGACTTGGGCTTCGACCCCAAGAAGGACTGGGATACCATCCGCCTCCTGGAAAAGGTCACCTCCCTCTCCCGGATGAACTTGGTTGGCTGGCGGGAAGACCAGGACCCGAAGGACCCCGGGTCCCTTTTCCCGGAGGATCTCTGCCACTCGGACTTGGATTCCCTCGTCGCCCACTACGGCCTGGATCTCAACGGGAAGGAGCGGACCGTATACTCCACCCTCCCGCAGATCCTCCGCCGTTGCGCCTCCGACTTAAGCAAGATCAACTTCGACGATATGATCTGGCTCCCGGTGGTCCGGGGCCTCCCCCTCGACCAGTTCGATCTTCTGTTCGTGGACGAACGCCAGGACCTCAACCTCTGCCAACTCGCCCTCCTGAAGCGGGCCTGTGAACGCATGGCGGGGATCGGGGACGTGAACCAGGCCATCTACGGCTTCAGTGGGGCCTCCGCCGAAGCCTTTGGCTTAATGGACTCCTGGATGGAATCCAGCGAACGCGGCATCCGTTCCCTCCGCCTCATGGAGACCCGCCGCTGCCCGAAGGCGGTGGTCGCCTTGGCCCAATCCATCGTCCCCGACTTCCAGGCCCTCCCCGAAGCCCCCGAAGGTCGCATCACTCGTGGGATTACCTGGGATACGATGCTCGGCCTCGGTTCCTCCAGCGACCCGTCCTCGGAGTTCGCCTGCCGCCCCGGGGATATGATCCTTTGCCGGGTCAACGCTCCCTTGGTGCAAATGGTCTATCGCTTCATCCGCGAGGGGAAGCGAGCCAACATCCAGGGCCGGGACATTGGCCAAGGCATCCTCTCCCTGGTTCGCAAATCCAAGGCTTCCTCGATCCAGGAACTCATCGTCTGGGCCGAAGACGCCCGAGGGGAGGAGGAACGCAAAGTCCTCTCCTCGAAGTATCCCTCGGATTCCAAGCTCCAGGCGATCAACGACAAGTACGATTGCGTCAATCACTTGGCCATGTCCTGCCAGTCCATCCAGGACTTGGAGAATCGGATCAACGTGATCTTCCAGGACAACGCCGACCGTTCCTCCACCATCCTCCTTTCCTCCGTCCATCGGGCGAAGGGCCTGGAGGCGGAACGGGTCTACATCCTGTGCCCCGAGAAGATGCCCCTCGTCATGAAGAACCCCCAGCCTTGGGAACTGGACCAGGAACGCAACCTCCAGTACGTCGCCTGGACCCGTTCCAAATCCGACTTGATCTTCACCGTCACCCCGAAAGGAACCTAGTCATGACCATCCCAGCCACCGTCAAAGGCTACGTCGCCACCTGGAGTGTCTACGTCCCCGGTAGCTACGGAGCACGTGGATATAACACGGAAGTAAAGACCTTTCACGAACGGGAAGAGGAAGTCAAGCAAAGGATTAAGCTCTCCACCAGTGGAGCCATCGTCGGCTACCACTATGGAGAGTACCCCACCTGTTGCCTCTGCCGCGTCCCCGAACGCGACGACAAAGGCGAACCCATCGAAGGCACCTCGAAGCTCACCGTCCTCTTCGACAAGGAAAAACGCAAGGAGTTCTGCGGCCTGTTCTACTGTCTCTCCTGTAACGAGAAGATCCGCCGCAAGACTCAGGCCATGTTCGCTAAGGTCTCCTTCAAAGCCTTCCGACGAGCCTGGACAGCATTCGCCAGAAAAACCAAGGGGAAATAGCATGGCCAAACGAGGAACCTTGGCCTACCGAAAGACGGTGGAGGAATTAGCCCGTCTCCGCCAGCATGTCTATGAGAGGCAACGGGACGATCCCTCCCCCGAGGAGATCGAGGAGATGTGCATCCGTTTCCAGCAAGGGTGGACGGAAACGGAGAAGGCGGAACGCTGGAGGGCCTGCCACTATTACGAGAAGTCCAGAGTCCTCTATGGCAAATCCGGGATCAATTCCCTCGGACGAAACGGGTACGCCTACAAGACCTTATACCCGGACTTGAAAACCCGGGGCCTTTGCCGCTGTGGCAAGCCAGCCATCAAGGAAGACTGGACCTTGGAGCAGGCCCGTCGCTGGCCTCTCCTCCCTTACTACACCCATTTATGTTTCGAGTGCATCAAGGACTTACAAGTCCACGACCGTCACATCTCCTCCGAGAATCATCCCCTGAGAATGGGGAATCGACAGGACGTGGACTACCTCCCGAACAGTCCTCGACAAATCCGCTATGAGGAGATGCACCTCGCTGATTTCCTCATCGACAACAAACCGGATCAACCACCTTGGTGGGAACAGATCGGCAATGAGGAAGGCATTTGACAATACACTGTTCGATATGAGATAATACCGAAAGCTGAGGGATGTTCCCTCTGAATCGTCACTTGTTTAAGGAGTCAGTCATGGCAACCGGCGAAATCGTCATTCAATGTGGGGACAGCAAGGCCACTCACGCCCTGTTCCGGTACCTTGTCGAGAAGGGGTTCTTCGGGGAGGACAAAACCGGACCCAAGAATCATTCCTGGTACAACCAATATAGGAAACATGGTATCCGCCTCATCATCAGTGACGTTGGACACAATACCGATTATCACAACAGTCACAAGAAAGACGACACCCCCATTGTGTACACCACGGAAGTAGAGAGCTTCCTCCCGGAACTCCCGGACCCGATCATCCTCCCCATCCTCGGGTACGATATGGTCGTTGACAACAACGGCCTGATGGTAGGGTGCCAGAAGATCACCTTGGAACAGATGGAAGCCCTCGTCGCCGCCTCCAAGGCCATGGCGGAAGGCAAGAAGCCCGACGAGGATACCATCAAGATCCTCACCGAACGCTTCAAGCAAGAGGAAGAGGAAGAGGAAGAGGAAGAGGAAGAGGAAGAGGAAGAGGAAGAGGAAGTAACCACCCACGTCCCCGGCCTCGTCCTGGAAGTAGGGGGGATCTACGAGAACCGTGAAGGAAAGCAGGTCCGAATCTACGAAGATGACGGCCATGATAACTACCCCTATAACGTAAGATACCAAGATGGAACCGGGGTCTATTCCGTCACTCGCCAAGGAACGGAGTACAGCCACAAAACCACCGAAAGGGATCTGATGCGTAGAATCAGTTGACAATACTCTGTCCAATATGTGATAATACCGAAGCTGGGGGAACGTCTCCCCCGGCTTCTTGCATTTACGTTCCATCTAAGGAGTCAGTCATGGAAAAGCACACCATCACCGTTGAGAATGCCCCCAAATTCCTGGAGTGGGTCACCAAGCGAGGCGGAATCCTCGTCTGGGAATCCATCAACTTTAGTAATCCCGGGGCTTCCTGGTCCACGCCCTATATCGACGCCAACGGCAACCGAGTCACCAAGCCGAACTGGCAATGCTCCAACGAGCCCTCCCGCCATATCACCGACCCTTCCGAGATCCTGGTAGTCACCCAGAAGGAAGTGAAACGCTTCCGGGTGGCTGTCCGTAGAACCGGCCCCTTTGGCATGACTTTCAAGGTCTCGGACGGGGGGACCCGGCGTATCCACCGCGAATGCGCCAAGGCCGAGAAGAAGTACGGCAACTCCTCCTACCACTTCGACTACGAGACCCAGGAAGCGGTCATCACCATCGACGATATCGCCATACCCCTCAACGAATGGGAAGCCTCCCTCTACGAGACCTCCCACCCCGATCCGTCAAACCCCTAATTTTTCTGGCGAACAAATCCAAGGAGTCTCCCATGAAAACGAAGCTCACAAGTTCTTCCCCGCAAGCCATCATCAAAGTTGGACATGTCTACCGTTTCACCCGCAAACCCGCGTACAGCTACCAGACGCTCCCCAACGACGCCATCGGCGTTATCACGGAGATGAATGACGAAGGGATCACCGTCTACTTCTTTGATGAAGACGACGAGAACATCTGTAGCCACAATCACTACGAAGACCTGGATGACCTCTTCTCGAAAGAGACTGTTACCGCCGTCCCCCCCGGGACCACCATCACCTTCTAAGGAGTCTCCCATGCCCTCTCTCGATTACCTGAAGCAACAACCCACCCGCTTCTGGTTCACCAACAACCGTTTCCACGAGCCACTCGTCTTGGATCTCGCCTACGATGAGGCCCTGAAGAAGTGGAGAAAAAACCAGAATTCCCAAGGGTATCCCCCCTGGACCGAATTCCTGCGGAACGCTCAAGAACCCCTCAACGTCCTCGAACTCGCGGAAGGTGACGACAGTGGGAGCGTCTTCTACCTCTTTTACGTGGAGGATTGCTTCTCCCCGCCTTTGTACGTCGTCCAGGCGGATAGTCTGGAGGAAGCCTATGAATATGCCCTCGATCACGTCAGTGAACACGGAGGGTGCAAGATCGAGGAACACGAACTCTTCGACTACATCGAAGACGGGGAAGTCTGGTTGAACGTCCATGCGAAACCCAAGGAAGACGGCTCCCTGGAAACCGCGAAGGAAGTCTTCTATCGCCTCCTCGCGGAATCCAAGGACCCATCCCTCCGGGACCAGAAAGACCCGGACCCGCCTTGCGAACGCCTCTGGAACAAGGTATCCCTCCGCTGCTGCTACGACGGCAACGGCAACCCCGTGGATGACGAGGGCCTCTACCTCTTCTCCATCGCCTTAACCCGCGTCGATTTCTAGCATTCGCCAGAAAAACCCTGGTCCGTTTCAACGACCCGGAACCCATGATCGAAGCCTTGAAGGCCGCCCTAGGGACTCCCTTCGGAGACTTCGACGCCACCTTCCCGGCTTGACAATACCATCCCTAATATGGGATAATACCGAAGCTGGGGGAAGGTCTGTTCCTTCCCCTTTTCACTTTCCCTGTGTTCCCCTTAAGGAGTCAGAGTCATGGCAGTTCAGTTTGAATTGGTAATCGAGTTCGCCCACCTCCCCGAAGTCGAGGCATTCGTGAAGTATTGCAAGGAAAAAGGATTCTTCCAAGGCGGCGACATGGAGTCCTTCTTCAAGAGCAACCCCCAGATCCGGGGAGATGCGAAATACGCCGAAAATCCCCCTACCAAACCCCTCTGGGCCTTCCACCTGATCTTCGAGAGGGGCTTCAATGGAACCTCTCAGATTCGCATGGAGCACAACCCATCGTACACGGATATCAGTAGCCGTCGTTCCTTCATCGGGAAGGATTGCCCTGTGATCCGAACGGGTGGCCTCCCCTGCGAATTCGAGCCAATCCCCAAGGCGGAGTTGTCCCTTAACATCGGGGGCAACGTTGGAACCCTGGACTCCAACGGCCTAAAGATCGGATGCGCCAGAATCAGCCCCGAGGAATTGACCGCCTTATGCACCGCCTGGGCTTTTGCGAGTGGCAAACAGGCGATCCCCGCCCACGTCACCAAGACGCTCGAACGCTTCATCAGGTAGCTTAGGGATGTTCCCTAAGATTCGGAGGGGAGCCAATCCTTCTGGCAAGTCGGCAAGGCTCCCCTCCGTTTTTTCTCCTGAATTGTCATTTCATTTCCTAGGAGTCAGTCATGAAACTCAAATTTATCTCCAGTGGCAACCCGTATGCCTTCCATAAAGCGGACGGCAAGCTCTATAAAGTCACCATCCACCGTGACGACGACCCTCAGAACCCGAGGACGGAATGGGACAACGCCTGCAAGATGTTCTGTTGGCATTCCCGCTATAACCTAGGGGACCCCTCCCCCGACTACTCCTCCAAGCTCCGAAGGACGTGGGAGTGGCCCGACGAATACAAGGACCCTGCCACCATCTTCGAGGAGTTCGGAGACGGGATCATCCGGCCCCTCTTCCTCTACGACCACAGCGGCCTCCGCATCTCCCTAGGCCCCTTCGGGTGCCCGTGGGACAGCGGACAAGTCGGCTGGATCTACGTCTCCTACGAGAACGCCCTCAAGGAACTCTGGCCTTCCCATCTCACGGAGTACGGAGATCCTCCTTCCCTCTCCAAGGTGATGGACGACATGGAAGCCTCCTCCTTGGATGACGCCAACAACGTCCCCTCCCCCGAGGGCAATACCTACCTTCGCTTGAAAGCCCTCATCGACAGGGCCATGGAAGCGGAAGTCAATACCTACGACCTGTACCTCCGTGGAGACTGCTACTGGTTTGAAGCCGAAGTCTTCGACGAAGACTACCCTGTCCCCGTCTGTGAGGAACACCCTGATTTCTCCCTGAAAGGCTCCTGGTCCACCTTGGAGACCTGCGGGGGCTTTCTCACCGACGACCCGGAAACCGAAGCCTCCGATTTTCTTCTGAGCGTGCTCCCCTCACCCGTCAAGGATACCCCATGAACCGTGAAACCCTCGGAACCTTGTCCGCTGAACTCACCGCCAACAACATGGGAATGGAGAAGCTGGAGGAAGCCGCCAAGTACCTCTCCTTGGCCCTCCACCGCTATTTTACCCCCCTGATCCCGGAGGAACACCCCGGGATCGACGAACGCTACCTGGCCAGCCTCTCCCTCATGTTCGAGGGGACATTCCACCTCAGCGTCCTCAACATCCTCTTAAAGGCCAACGTCGGCTCCTCCCTGGAACTGTACGCCAGGAGCAACAAGGACTTCGACAAGGAGGCCGCATACCAAGCCTTCAAGAAGGCCCACGACGCCCTACTCCTGGAACATCTCCCCTTCTTGAGAATGGAGAACAACACCAAGGCCGCTGAAGACTACTTCACCGACCGCGACAATCGTAATTGACAACACCCATCCCAATATGGGATAATACCGACAGTGAGGGAACCATTGTTCCCTTTCCTTTCCTTTCCTTTCCTTTCCTTTCCTTTCCTTAGGAGTCAGTCATGAAAGCCACGTTTGTTTCCAAGAGAATTTCTCCTTCCGGGGCTATCCAGAAGATTTACCGCCTCGATCCTCCCTTAGAGGAAGTTCGAGACGACGAGATCGAAGGCCCCGTGGACTACATTTGCGTAAGCGGCGTTTACGCCCCTTACTCAGGCCCCGAGACCTACATCTTCCCCTGTAACGCGAAAGGAGAAATCCTCTCCTTCCTGGAACTCCCTGGCTCCTTCCGAGGGGCCATCGACCACGACGAAGCCCTGTCTAACTTCGGCTATGAACCCGTGTACGAATCCAACGCCGACGTCCTGTAACCTTCCCTTTCCTTCCCTTTCCTTCCCTTTCCTTAGGAGTCAGAATCATGAAATGCCCGTTGAACGCGAACGCCTACGAGGAAGGTCTCAACGACCGAAACCTGATGGTCTGCAAGGAGATCGCGAACTCCCTGCTAAGCCCCGTGATCGAGTTCACATTGTCCAAGGTCCGGGAACCCCTGACCGTCCATCTCAAGGCCGAGGGGGTAGCCCTCCAGGAGGAAATCCGGGACTTCGCGGAAGACCTCTCCTCCTACGACGAGAACGAGAAGATCCACATCCTCGCCGAGGCTTCGACGATGGCGGCTCTCTACGAGTTGGCCATCAAGAAGTGCGAGAACATGACCGTGACGCTTCTCCTCTCCCGCCTCCTCGTCCGGGCAATCCACTTGGCCCGGAAGTACGACCCTACGGATGGCCCCCTTTCCGAGGAGTACATCAGCGACAAGCTCAATGAGATGTTGTACCACCTCATGAACTGTCCCTCCGACGGGGGCGAGTTCTATGAACCCGCCAAGAACATCACCGACTTTCTTGAGAAGGAGCTTTCCAAGATCGCGAAGAACGGCCTGCCCGAGAACAACTAGCCGCTGGCCCTGCCCGCCAGTGGGCTAACCCCGCCGTGGTCCTGACTCCCCACGGCGGGGTCTTTCTTCCTAGGAGTCACCCGGAGTCAGTCATGTCCGAAGAATCCCTGTCCCAAGAAGAGGAAGACCGCCTCTACTACGGGATCATCCCCGGTCCCGCCTACAACAACCACAACGTCTGCGACAGCGACGAGTACGTATGTACCTTTTCGTATACGTACATGGGACCTCCCGACAATCGCGGTCCCTTTACCGCCGTCATGGACTTGTACGTTCTTTCCCCCCTCAGTGATCGTCAATCGGTCCTCATCCGCGAATCCGGGGAGAATCCTTGGGACTACCAATCTTGTCCCATGTCCAGCTTCTACGAGATCGCGAAGTATGAACCGTTCAAGACGGCCTTGGCCATCCTCTTAACCAAGGGCTACTTCACCTGGACTCGCAAATCCTTGGGATAATACGGATCGAGTTGACAAACCCCTCCCCTATATGGGATAATACCATCATCGAGATAGGGCCTTGCTTGAGCGGTTCAAGCAAGGCCCCTCTCCATCCAAGGAGTCAGCCATGACCGCATACCTGTACCCGAATCTCAAGAGCAAGAAAGCCTACAAGGAGGCCATCGACAAGGGCCAACGGATCACCGCGATGGAGAACACGCCTTGGGGAACCCAGGAAATCACCCTAGGGAGCGTGACCTTCGAGGGCCCCCATTACCCGGAACCCCATAGGTTCTACGGGACGGCCATCGTCGAAAACGGCGTCGTCGTCTCGGTGAAGTAGGCATTCGCCAGAAAAAACCAAAATCCCAGGGGGTGGCCTGTCCACCCCTTTTCTATCAAGGAGTCAGTCATGTCCAATTACGCTAACACCATTACCGTCATCGACGTTCTGGAAGCGGGAGCTTGTATAGAAGGAGTGTTGAAACATCTTCTGAAAGACCCCCGGATCAAAGGCCCCCCAAACCTTAAATGCCCCTATCAAAGGAAGGCTTTTGAAAAGGATGGGTACGGGAATGAGTACGGGAATGAGTACGGGAATGAGTACGGGAATGAGTACGGGAACGGGAATGGGTATGGGTATGGGGATGGGGATGGGTACGGAATTGGGAATGGGTATGGGAATGGGTACGGAATTGGGTATGTGAATGGGTATGGGAATGGATATGGGAATGGGGATGGGTATGGGTATGGGAATGGATATGGGAATGGGGATGGGTATGGGTAGGGGTATGTGAATGGATATGGGAATGGGGATGGGTATGGTGGTCTAACTCCAGATTGAAAGCTGGGAAATATTCCCTGCTGAATTTTGTTTGTTTCCATAGGAGTGTATGTCATGTCAAAGAAATCGTCGGTCATCCGCCCGGTAATCGTAACCACTGAATACAAAGGAGTGTTCTATGGCTACGCCAATGACACGTCCGGTGACGTAATCCACTTGAAGAACTGCCGCATGGCGATCTACTGGGGGACCACGAAGGGCCTGTTTGAGTTAGCTAGCGTCGGCCCGAACCGATCCTCCAAAATCTCGCTCCCCGCCGATATCGAGGTCCGCAAGGTCACAGCGGTACTTGAGGTAACCCCCGAGGCTGCCGCCAAGTGGGACGCAATCACGTAAAATCATTTCCCCCCGCTTCGCAGCTTGAGCGATCATCTTAGGTAAAGAGGCATAGCTATCGTGGGTAGATAGTGGGACTGTCTTAAAGAGAGGCCCAGCGATACGGGAATCAATGACCCCGCCGACGGTTCGACTCCGTAATGCCTCCCTTCAGCTTGACCGCTCAAGCTGCGTATATATGCGGCGGTTATAGTACCTGGGTATTCTCCCCCCTGCTATCGCCGGGAAAGAACATGCTGTTTATCGGTGATATCTGCCATGTGTATTATCACCTATGTAGCCCATAGGTATTATCCCGCATGTATCGTATGGGTATTATCCCGTATATCGGGAATGGTAATTGTGGTATGGTATGAAAATCTTTTCGGGATACTGTCACATTCTGACCAGAATACATATCTTCGCTTGGTCGATACCGTTTGACAAAGGTATTAACAGGATGGTAAGATACTGAGACTGGCGGAAGGTCTAGGGTAAACCTGCTATGGTGGCAGGCACCGACAACCAGCCAGTAAGGAGTTTTTACAATGGGTACGATCATTACGAAGAAGTCTAGCAAGGTCGAGCAAAAGGCCCCCCCGTTCCCGGTGAACGCAGGAGCATTCAAGGCATTGGAATGGGCCTATGTTCCAGGGTCCGCAGAACTAGGAAATGCCGAATGGGATACGGCCTTGGACCTTTGCAGCATCGAAGGCCAAGAGTTACTCGATTGTGTATTCGGACCCACTGGGCCTACTCCAGGGGAAGAGGAGGCCCACCAGCGGACAATCGACCGCCAAAATCTAGCCAATATGCTGGCGGATGTGGTCAATGGTCGCTGGGTTCTGACCGGACAACCGTGCATTTTCGTACTTTGCGAAGGCCGCATTCAATCGGGAGACTGCCAGCATCGTGCGGTAGTATCACGTCAAGCCCTGGAAAAATGGGCACGTGAAGGCATGAAAGGCAAGAGGCCTACCATGCCTTGCACGTTGATTTTCCATTGTCGCCCGGATGTGTTCTCTAAAATCGACCAAGGCAAGGCAAGGTCGGCACGAGACAACGCCGTTACGTCCGGCATCCCGCGAGAACTGGCGGGAGATTACGCCACCGCAGTTGGGCACTTGGTCGCCCGATGCGAAGGCAAAGGACGGCGGTATGAAAGCCCATTTTCCACCCGTCTGCCCGAATTCGTTGAACACGTTCCCCGCTTGGTCGATTCGGTGCGGTGGGCATGGGAATTAGAACAATCGGTACGTTCCTGCCGGGTGACAGCCACCCGCAAGGGTTTGGATGGAGTTCTACTGCCTTCCCAGTTGTGTGGCGTAGGTTATCTTGCGGCCCTGGATTGCCTTCTCGGATATTCGGACCTACACGAAGGACAGGAAAAAATTGAATCAGCATACGTCAAGGAATTAGCCTATGATGCCGGAATCTTGGTCCCCCCCGCAGAATCTTTTGAGACTCGCCAGCGGTCTTTCCGGGAATTCGTCCAACAGGTTTGTTGGGGCGAATGGCCAATCCTGGAATTCCGCAAGAAAGGTAGTATCGGGTCGGATGGGCGGGAACTAGCTTCCGATTGTTTCTTCCACAATGGAAAGCCCATTGCCATTAAGGATGTACTAACCTTGGGCGAAACGGGTGGGATAATCGGAGAGTATCGCACCGAATTGGAACGGGAATTGGGGCGGGATACCCCCGCGAGCATCAATTCCCGAATTGATGCCGTTGTGATTGCCTTTGCGGCCTGGTCGAATGGGGCATGGCCAAAGGCCCCGTTGAACGTGAAAGGCAAGCCCATTGCGTCGAAAAGTTACCCCCGTTTCCGCTCCGATGAGGAATGCGGAATCGGGAAAACCGATGAGGCTAAGAAAGGCCGTATGTCCCGATTAGGTGGATACGATTGCAGCGAGGATAATCGAGGGGCCTAGTCCACAACTAGCATGAAGTGAGGGGGGCCTAGGCTAATAACCTAGGCCCCTTTGCGTTGTGGATTGTCCCTTTCGCAAACCGTGTCAATACGTTTGGCCACTAGTTCGCCTGTTAGGCGAAGACCCCTCGGATCAGATCATTCCAGTCTGGACTAGGGGCGACGTCGCGATCCTCTTCCATCGGGAACTAGGCTACACCCTCCCGCAACGGTACATTCCCAAGTTGCATCTCTCTTGGGGGTACTACTGGGAATTGGCAAAAGGTAATGGTGAATTCCCGGACTGGGTTCCAAGTCTAGATAGGATTGAATCGACTAGGCCCCGTTCACGTTCCGTTACACTCATTCCCCTAGATTGTCTACAAGTAGCATTGATTCGCGGAAAGCAAATGAAAATGCGAGTGTTACACTAGGAGACGAACTAGGATAGGCAAAGGCCATAGGTGGCCAAGGTAAACACAATGCCGGGATTGTGGCGAGTGATGGCGAGTGATGGCGAGTGTGACATATCGCCCCGCACAATCCCGGTTTTCTTATAGGTGTACATGCTATAACACCCCAGTGGCCGACACTCTCCCTCTTAGTCGCCACGTCGTTAGCTTGAGCGATGATAGCCTTAGTGGCCGCGATGTCGGCCTAGTGGCGGGGGGTGGGTACACCAAAATAACCGGTCTCCCCACAAAAATAACCGGTCTCCTCACCAAAGTAACAGGTCCCCTAACATCCCTCCCGGATATTTTTTCCTCGGGAGGTGTATTTACAGATGGGTCCCATCAATGGGTCCCTGGGCGATGACACCCCTGCCGGATATTTTTTCCTGGCAGGTGTATTTACAATAGAGTGGCTAAGCCTACGGGAATCGGCGTATGTCTAGGTCCTGACCTGATGCTTGGAACAGAATCCGTTCTCATTCACCACGGGATGACCTGTGAAACTATTCGCATCCGGGGGATTGTAGTGACAGGCTCCTACTTCCACATCACCTCCTCGGATGTCTTTCCATTGCTCCCGTATCTCGAACCAGACACAGGTCTTGCACTTCGGGGGCTTCGCCAAAGCCGGGGAAGCATCGCCCTTGGAGCATTCGCCAGAAAAACCTATCTCCCCCGTCTCCAGGAACATCAGGTCAGGTGCAATGAAGATATCCGAAGAACCGTAACCCGGAACAGACCATATATCCAGGGTCACTCTTAACTTTACCGTCTGTGTAGTATCACAGATATGGGTAATGGTTCCATCCAGGCCATAGAACGGATGACCAATCTTAACGATCCGAACTCTCTTCCCTACCAAGTCATTCACGGTCACGCTCCTTTAAGTTGTCGAGGTCCGCTTGGCTGGTTACTCTGTCGATCCACAGCACGGTTTTGGCGACAAGATCAATGTCATCCTCACGCTCGCGTGATTCACTGTACGCTGTTTCAGCGATACGGTCCCATCTCTCGTCGCCTCCGTTGAGGAGCCGCTTCGCCGCCTCAATCGCTTTCGCTAGGTTGATCATCGCCCGTCCTCCTGTGTTGACCTCGGCGGGATCGGGCCGAAGCATGGCGTCTGATGCCACGGCTCGTGAATGCTGTCCGCCGTGAGCAGGTACGCACCGCCTACGTATTCGTCGGACGCCTCGAAGTACCACAAGCCCGGCCCGGTGGGTCGGTCGTGCCATTGGGGCAGCGCCCGCTCCGCCTCATGCCGCTCGCGCTCGGCAATGTCGGCGCAGTAGGCGTCGGCGAAATTCTGCGCGATGTATTTGTCGTTGTCGGTCCACGCCAAAACGCTTCGCGGAAGTGCTCGCACCTTTTCAACCGCCGCTTTCAAGTCGTCGTTCATGCGTCACCTGCTTTCTCACGCCACGCCACAACAGTCACGGCGTGCTTGCGCTTCTTGCTTCCGTTCTCCAAGTACCATCGCACCTCAGCACGCCAGTAGAACGCTTCGTGCTCGCAACCGTCTGGATGACTTATAAGTTTGACGATGACCGTCCGCGACGTGTCTGGCTTTTTAATTTCAGGATCAAACCACTCGCTCATGACTGCTCCTTCGCCTCCCAAATGTCACACGTTCCATTGGCTGGCGTTTCTTTGAAATGGTCGCACCTATCGCGATACCCAAGATGCGACGGCTGGCACGTTCCCCTGATTGAGTATCCCGCACCGTTCCACCAGTGCTTGCACGTCATGCAGATTCGATGCTCGGCTACTTCGTAGCTTGCGTTGCGAACATTAAGTATCTCTTGCTTGGCTTTTGAACGTGCCATCACTCCCCCTCCCAAACACCGACGCCGCCCCTGACACGCCACGTTCCGAACTTCGGCGGGTCGGTCCAGTCCTTGTACGGTCGCCAGCCATTGCCGTGAGACAGATCACCCTTATGAAAGCACGAGTGCGTGCGGTCTGTTAGGTCGCCACTATAGAGCCAGCGATACACACCATCCGGCAGGCTCGCAGGTGGCTGCCAGGCGATGACCTCACCGGGGAGAAGGTCGTTGGGAGTCACGGCGTACCGCTCCTCAAGTCCATCCTCAGTCCACGACGTTTTGCGAGATCCGACCCGCCCCAGCAGTGGGTAAACTGCGTCTAGCATTCTTCCTTCGATCGTGCCCACACCACCGCCTCTCGTTCTGTACGACTTTCCGACCTCAAACATCGGCCTCTTCTCCGTCGTCTTCTTCAGCGCGTCAAGTTCCTGCCTCAGTGCGTCGCGCTCATCCGCGAGGCGTTGGATTTCCGCAAGTAGTTCCGTTGTGTTCATGGCATCTCCATAAGGGTTGAGGGAGTGGTCGATACCTCGGCATCCACCAGAGAAACCTTGGAGGGGATAACCTGAGTCAGCATCCCCAAGGCGTTGAGGACGGAGTGTTGCGTCTCCAGAACCTCATGGACCGCCTGAAGCAGGGGATACATCTGGGGAACCAAGTCCTTGGCCTTCTGAAGCTCCTGGAGCATCTCCTGGTAGGGATGATTCTCGTAGACCCTCCCGAGAGCCTGAAGGAGCCATACCATGTCATTTTCGTTGATGACCATTGTCCTGAGCCCATTTCCCTAAGTCTAGGTAACCGTCCTTCGTGAGCAGGAAGAAAGACCCCAGAGGTCTTCCAAATACGTCCCGCTTACTGTCAGGTGTTAATTGTACATACAGTTCTCCCTTCATGTCAAGTAGGGCCTGTAATGCCAATTTGCCTTTTCGGATCTCCTCCTTCCATTGTTCATCGGTAAAATCCTTGAAAGCGGCGGAGTTCCTTACCCTTGAGATTTCCCAGGCATCGTAGTTCAAGGCCCGGATACCGTCTTCCTCGTACATCCTGAGCCCTAGCGGGAAGTAAATGGTACATCCCTTGGGTGTATCGGCGTCATGCCACCTTTCCACTCGGACATAGTAGTGCCCCTCTGGAATTTTTCTGGCGGATGGCCCCTGGGCGTTCGCTACAACAGCGAGGCCGAGAAGAAACCATTCCAGGAAGAAGGATCTCCAGCCATTTCCACTTGGTAGCCACATGATTTGAGCAACTCCTCGATCTTGGGCCTCTGAGTCTGATGATGCCATTCCCCGACGATCACCTGATAGAGCTTAAGTGTACCATCCTTCTCTAGACTTTTCAAGATGGGTAGCTCACAACCCTCGGTGTCGATCTTCAGGAGGGAAATACCATCCCGATCCAGGCTAACCCCGGAAAGGCGTATCCATTGCTCCAGGGAGGACACGGGGACTTCCTCGATGTGCTCGCTGGCGAAGTGCCCGAAGGGGACGAAGTCCGGGAGGTAGTTCCCCCCTTTATCCTCGGGACGGTGGTGCAAAAGCCCAACGGTGCCATAGGTATCCCGCCCGGTGATCCCGTAGCGTGCCGGGAAGACCCGAGGACACCACTTGGTATTCAACTTGAGGTACTGGAAGGAACCGAGGCAGGGCTCGAAGGAGAATATCTGGGCCTCCGGGAAGCGAACGGAGGCGGCTAACGCGAAGTCCCCGATCCCGGCCCCAATGTCCACCACGGTAGTAACCTTGTACCGATCCTCATCTCCCAGGAGAGGACCGAGACGGTACTCGTCTTGCTCGAAGACGCACCGTGCCGTATTCAGGTCGTGGTCATTCCGGTACTTGAAGTGGTAATGCGTTGGGAAGGGAACCCCGTAGCCAGCGGGAAGGGTCAGAAGTTTTTCAAGATAGATCATCGCGAAGCCTTTCGTAGAGAGCGATATCGACCAGTCCTTGGGGCAAATCCGTATCCCCGATCTTCACCACCTCGGGAGGATGATCCTCCATGATCTTCTTCTCGGAGGCACAGAAGGATTCCCAGTTCTTGTACCGATCCAAAGCATCAAAGCGACTCCAGGCGATGATGGTGAGCAGACACAAGCCCTTCGATCTCACCATGTAGATACCATTTCTTGGCGCCATAGTTACCTCCAGTAGAAAGGAATATACCTTAGTAAGCCTAACCTTGTCAAGTCAATGGAAAGCACCCTAGCCCTGTATTTTTCTGGCGAATAGCTCCAGGGCGCCCCCTAGGATTTTGGTTTTTTCTCCCCCCTCTTGACATCTTAAGAGTAGTATTACTACCTTAGGTATACTACCTACCTGGGAGGGATAGGCCCTCTTAGGTAGTATTCGCCAGAAAAATCTATGGTGCAGTACACAGTAGAAAGGTACTACTATTATGGCTAAGGGCTCTCTCCCAGAAAAAACCGGAAATCCACAGGGTGCCTTGGACGTCAACGCCGACTTGGAACAAGCACTCTTGGAGCAGATGGAAGCCTTCAAGATCCTGGAGCAACGGATCTCGGAGATCGAGACACGGATGGAACGGATGAAGACCTTCCTCAGTGGAGGCGAGGTGAACGGGGAAAAGGTGAACGGGGTCCAACAGCACCTCGGGTTCATCAAGGAACGCCTGGACGAAGTGGAACGGGCGGTCATGAGCCGGGAACTCGGGGTTCCCACCAGTCTCCCCCGCGATCTGTACCAAGGGCTTACCGCCGCCGAACTCTTCAAGACCCTCCTCGCCGCTGGATTCCAGGCCACCGCCACCTCCTATCCCCAGGTGGTCATCGGTCGCAGCGACCAAGGAGCCCGTGACGCCCGCCTCGCGGATCTCATCAAGGCTTGCCACCACTGTGTGGTTACCATCGCCAAGCAAATGCCGGACATGCTCAAGGCCGAAGCCAAGTAGCGTTCGCCAGAAAAATCTATGGCGGCATCTCTCATTGCCGCCACTGGAGAAGATATGCTCCCCTCCGAAGTCGGCATCAAGTGGACGCCGTACATCCCCCACGACCCCACCGCCAAGCAACTGGCCTTCTTAATGCTCCCGCAACGGGAGGCTCTCTTCGGGGGTGCGGCGGGCGGGGGGAAAGCTAGTATGTTAGTCACCCCCTGCAATGCCGCCATAATGGGGTACAATCCGAAAGATCAATCCTCCATGGAGAACTTTCGGATGACCTACGGACAAAAAGTATTAACCCCCTTCGGATTTAAGCTCCTGGACGACATTCAAGTCGGGGACGCGGTGATTAACCCGGATGGAACCACCTCCGAAGTAATCTTGGTCCACCCTATCGTGGAACGACAGTGCTACCAACTGGAATTCCTAGATGGGGCCAAGTGCGTGGTCGCGGAAGATCATCTCTGGCCGGTAAAGATTTCCGGGATACGAACCCGCAGAAAGGTGAAGGACCCTTACATGGTTCCCAAAGGATGCTCGGGTGAGCAATCCTTTAACATGGAACTATGCCGTCGCTACAAAACGGTAACAACCTTCCGTCTAAAGGAACTTTTTGACAGGGCCGTGGAGGATCAGGAAAAGGGTCAACGCCCAAGATGGCCCCTGATCCCTCTCATGGAACCTGCCAACTTCCAGCAGTCGGTCGGTCGTGCCAAGATGATGCCCGCGTACTCCCTAGGGGTCTGGCTCGGGGATGGTTCGGTTTGCAATGCGTCTCCCCGTTGGTTCAAACCGGATACTTTCATCGCCGAGGAAGTCCGTCGAGAATACAAAGCCTGTGGAATGACCGATGAGATAACCGACCACTCCCGGGAAGGTAGCCACGGTTTCAAGGGCGGTCAGACCATGGAGTGCTTACGTAGTCTGAAACTGTCCGAATGCCGTGCCTGGGAAAAATTCATCCCCACCGCCTACAAGAATGGACCAATCGAAACACGACGAGCGATTCTCCAAGGTCTTTTGGATACGGACGGCCATGTCGATTCCCGTGGACAGGTCTATTTCTGTTCGACCTCCGAGAGACTGGTCGATGACGTCCAGTACATGTCGCGTTCCTTAGGGTACATGGCGACCAAGACAGCCAAGGACGAACCTGTCTATACCTACCAAGGGGAGAAGAGAATAGGGCGTCCGGCTTGGGTGCTTTACATCACGGGACGTGATCGTAACGGTCTTTTCCGTCTTCCTCGCAAGAAAGACAAAACCCAGGAAATCAACACGGAAGGAGGTCGCCGTCTCATCGCGATACGCAAGTTGCCAAAGAAACTAGAGACCCGTTGTATTACCGTATCCCACCCTAACGGTCTGTACATTACCAACGATTTCATTGTAACCCACAACTCCGACGCCCTCTTGATGTGTGCCCTCCAGTACGTGGACGTCCCCGGGTACAACGCCTTAATCTTTCGCAAGACTCTCACGGACTTGAAGCAACCGGGGGCTCTCCTCGACCGTGCCCACTCATGGCTCCATGACACCCCGGCCCGCTACGTCGCCTCGGAGCACAAGTACATCTTCCCGACGTTCGATGAGCAAGGAAACCCAGCCCCACCCGCGACCCTTTCCTTCGGGTACATCGGGGATGCCCAGCAGTTCCTCCGCTACCAAGGGATCGAGGTGCAGTTCTGCGCCTTCGATGAGGTGACCCAACACCAAGAGGAGCACTACCGTTACCTGTTCTCCCGTCTCCGCAAACTCGCCTGCCCCATCCATAAAACGGACACCCAAGGCCGACCGCTCCATGACCCTGAATGCTTCATCTGCCGCCGACAGGCCATGCTCCCGCTGCGGATGCGATCCGCCACCAACCCCGGAGGCCCTGGGGGTGCCTGGGTCCGTCGCCGTTTCGGGATCGAACCCCACATCACGAACAAGGAAGCGGTAAAGACCGGGGAGAAGCAACGCTGGATCGGCAAGTTCCCGAAGCGGCCCTTCATCCCCTCCTTCGCGAAAGACAATCCGTACCTGAACCTGGAAGCCTACGGGCACATGCTCGACGAACTCGACCCCACGACCAGGGAACAACTCAAGGAAGGTCGCTGGGATGTTACCGCCGACTCCCAATTCAAACGCCACTGGGCTCGCTACTACAGCCGCCGAGGCGTCCACTTCGTCTTAGGTCCCGATGGCGACGGCGATAAGGTCCACTTCCAGGATCTCCGCATCTTCGCGACGGTGGACCCGGCGACCACCAGCAAGCACGGCCCGGGGGATATCAACATCTGGACGAAGCAACCGTCGTATACGGTCATCTCCGTCTGGGGCCTGACCTCCGACCACCAACTCTTATGGTTGGACATGATCCGCTTCCGCCGCCAAGCCCCCGAAGTCATCAAGGCCCTCCTCCGGGTCGCCAAAGTCTGGAGGCCGCAATACTTCGTGATCGAGGCCAACGGCCCGGGGCAAGCGATCTACCAGACCGCCATCCGCGAGGGCTTGGTGGTAAAGCCCATCCACACCCGCCGCGACAAACTCGACAACGCCACCGAAGCGATGATTCGCATGGAGCAAGGCCGGATCTGGTTCCCCGAGACCGCCTCCTGGCTCCAGGTCGCCGAAGACGAAATCTTCTACTGGACCGGCGACCCACGACAGACCGACGACATTGTGGATACTCTCTCGAACGCGGCGAGGGACGTCACCTGGGAGGATACCCAAATCTTCCGCAACGGCCTCGACCCCGGAGACGTAGTCACGTACACCGACAACCCGGAGATCATCTTGACCCACCGCTCCGACGAAGGACAGTGGCAAGGCGGGTGGTACACCGGAGGCGACCCGGGGGGATTCCACCTGAATTAGCCCTTCCCCCGTCCCCTCCCACCCCCTATACTCAAAGAGCCTAGAGGAGTGGTGTGGAGCAGACACTTTCCTCGAAGCGGCGGATGGCCCCCGGGAAGATTCACATCCTGCGCCCGGGGGCCTTTTCTTTTCCAGCGGCTCCCACTATCCATCCCCGGGAGCATTCGCCAGAAAAAACCATGGCCGGAGGGGTACTACGTCGCCAACGAATCGGCGATGTTCGGAGCCCCGCTCGACGGCATTTGCACCAAGAACATCTTACGGAACCATGTCTGGAAAACCCCGGCGTCATTGTTGGAGATGGTGAATACCAGGGTATCCCCCTTCAGGAACTTGGTGGCCCCCGCGATGATCGCGACGTTCACCCCGTTCTCGTAGGTAACCGGGCCAAAGGCGAGATGATCGACGTACACGCTTTTCGCGTTCGTCAGCGTCCCCGTCACCTTAATGACCAGCTTGAAGTCATCGGGGATTTCCAGGGGCATGTTAATGAAGAAATACTCCAAGTCGTAGCTCGTCTGAGCCGACAAGGCGGTGGCGTCCAACTCAATCTTCTCGCTGGAAGCCGCCGTATACCCCGTCCCCTCGAATTGGATCGTCAATGTCCCCGCGAGCGTCGCGGCCTCACCCTTCACCCGGCAAGAAAGGCAATACCGCTTGAGCGGGATCAGTGAGTTCGACGACGTCGGGGTCTGGGTGATGGAGATGGTCGCCTGAGCCCCATCGCCCGTGTACTTGAGCCCTGCGTCATCGTGGTAAGGAGTAGAGGTATTCTCAAAGATATGCGTCCCAGCCGACCCTGAGGCGATGGTCCAGTTATCCGGGGCGTTCGTGGTGAAGTCCTCGAAATCCTGGTTGCGGAAGTACGAGTACGAGTGCAGGCACGTCACCGAAGGTCCTGTCCCGCTCCCCGTCGATTCCCACCCGAACTGACCAAAGCTCGGCTTCGGGAGGCCGTTCCACTGGAACACCTCCGCCCCCTCCGAAGTCCCCGTCTCGCTATCGGAGACACACCGCAAGGTCACGGTATCCGCGAAGGACAATTCACTGTCCACCCCGTTGTACCCGGAAATCGCCATGGCCCCGGTCATGGGGGCCGTATACCCATCCAGGACCTTGGAAGTCACCGCCGTCCCAGCGGTGGCGTTCGTCACCGTCCGTGTCACCGACCCGATGGTCACCGAGGAACGGTTGATCGTTTTCGAGTCCAGGATCATCTGGGCGAACAGGTACTTCAAGACCGTGTTCACGTCCGTGGCCCCTCCCAAGGGAAGCTCCTTGAGGACCAAGTCCCGATCCGTCAAAGCGGTGGTCGCCTGGGCGTTCACGGTGGAAATCCAAGACAGCACTTGCGTCTTGAAATTCTTGAACATCGAGGGGAGAGCCGCCAAAAGGTCGTACCTGGAGGCGGTGGCGTAATCGGCCTCCGTCTCGGATTCCGCCGTATCAATCGTGGTATAAATCGCCCGAAACTCGTTCACCCGTTCGACATGCTCCCCGAGGATGTTGAACAGGTTCGTGTAACTCAAAGCCATAAAAAATCCCCTTTTCTGGAAAACTTTGCCGTTGAGACAGTGGGAAGGATAAGGCTATCTTAGTCCTTGAGACCTCCCATTCCCACAGGAAATGCCATGGCCAAGGCCAAGCAGTCTGTCACCAGAAAGTCCAAAGACGTCCGAATCAAGGCCGTCGAAGCCTACTTCGCGGGACGTGCCCTCCGGGAAATCGCGAAGCGTCTGAACGTCCCCCTCGCGAAGCTCGCCAAGGGCGGCGATCTCAAGTTCAAGTAGTCCAAGGACCCATCCATGCCCAAACTTTTCACTAAGCCCATCCTGTCCCTCAAGGACGGTGACACGTTCACCATCCCCGGGGAAGGCGGCTCCCGGAAGATCCAGATCACCCCCGACCGTCTTCGCCAATGGGCGAATACCTTCAATGCCATGCGAATCGCGGGCATCCAGGTACCGGCCCCCTGGTCCCACAAGGACCGCATGGGACCCATCCTCATGGGGCAAGCCAATCAAGGCGGGATCGTGGAAGACGCCTCCCGCAACGCCGGGTTCTGGAAAGAACTCTGGTACAACGACAACGAACAAACCCTCTACGGAACCTTGGAGGCCCATGGGGACCCCAAGGACCCGAACTCGCCAGCCGGTCGAGTGGGGACGGCGGTGAAGGAAACCTCGGTGTACGTCGCCCCCGAGTGGGAAGACGGTCGCGGACGGAAGTGGGCGGAGCCGATCATGCACATCGGGTGTGTGGTCCACCCCATAGAACCCAACCAAGGGAACTTCCGTCCCGTCGAACAATCGGACATGGTCTTGTGTATGTCCTTCCAGGATAAGACCAAACCCTCGAAGTCCCTCCCCCCTGGTTCCGATAGCCCGGGGGAGGCCGACGAAGGGGGGTCCACGGGAAGTTCCGACGGTCTCGGCGTCATCGCCCCGGATGCCGCCGATGCCGCCTTGGAAGAACAGCCTTCGGGTATTCTCCCTGAAGGTGGTGACTTGGTAGGCGTGATCGGTCTGTTGAGTGAGGTCGGTATCGTCCTGCCGCCGACCACAACGCCCGATAATTTCCTGGACTACCTTCAAGTAGCCTTGTCGCAATACAAGGCGTGCCAGGAAGACGAGGAGCAGGACGATATCTCTATCCCACCGGAGGGGGCACAAGAAAAACAGGCCCCATTCATTATGAGCTTCAGCAACGACCAACTGACCGCCATCGTCAACGCCAAGGTCGTGAACCCCACGACGGGCAAGCCTTGGTCCTTGGACGAACTGCAACAGGCCGCGAAGGTCGATCCCCCAAAGATCGACGACGCGGTTCTCATGTCGCATCCAACCGTCCAACGGCTGGTGTCCACCACGGATACCCTCGCCAACGTCATCAACGAGCAGGCCAAGAGCGGTTACCGCAATCGGGCCGAACGTCTCGTGAAGCTCGGGACCATCAAGCAGGATTACCTGGATGGCACCCTGAAGCCGCTCATCGAGGGCGTGGTCATGTCCTTCGAGAACGGGAAGCCCAAGGAAGGCGTCCTCGATATCCTGCTCAAGGGTCTCGAAGCCGCCGCCCCGCAGAACCCCTCGAACATCCCCGGCTACGAAGCCTTCCTCGCCATGAGCCATGGTGGGATGCCGACGGGAGCCACCGCCATGATGGACCTCCCTCACGCCAACGGCATTGACGCCGCGACCCTCCAGGCCACGCAAGGCACGGGGCATACCCCCGAGCAGATCCAGGCCCGGATCAAGTCCTGGAAGGAACGGGGCCTCTACTAACTTCCACGGATATCACCATCCACGGATAACACGAATCACATTCAACGGAGAATACACGAATGCCCACGTATAGTTCGGTTTTCGGCGGAGCCATGGCGGCTCCTGGCATCAATGCGGCCATTGGGAACGTGGAGAACACGTTCTATTGGAACAACCACTACAGCAATATGTTCGATCAAGGCAACTTCGATTCGACGACGGCTGACAGTGGCAATACCGTTTCCACGGTCCTTCGCCCTGGTCTCCTCTTGGGCAAGGTTTACTCGACCGGGAAGCTGAAGCAATGGGACCCCGCCGCCACTGATGGGACCCAGTACATCTTCGGCATCCTGGACAACCCCGGTCTTGCCATGACGGACTCCTTGGGCACGGCCCGAGGCCGTTGGCGAGGCGGGATCATGGTCCGTGGGGCGGTGAAGCTGGATCGTTTGCTTATCGCGGGGAATGCCTCCTTCGGCGTCACCGGCAACGCGAACGAGTACATCATCCGAGCCCAACTCCAGGCGGCTGGCTTCCTGATCCTGGATGACCCCGTCTCGGCCTCGATGCTCGCTTCGGGCGTGTTCATGGGTGGATACCGCCATATCGTGGCGAAGACGGCGGATTACACCGTCAAAGCCTACGAGAGCGGCACCCTCTTCACGACCCGTGGGGCCGTTGGGGCGGTTAATTTCACGTTGCCCACGGCGGTGACGGCGGGTCTCTGGTACGGTTTCTACAACATCGCCAACCAGAACCTCACCGTTACGGCGGGGACTGTGGACACGATGGTCGCCATCAACGATGCCACCGCTCGCTCCGTTTCGTTCCAATCGGCGAACCTGAAGATCGGTGGCATGTTCGAGGTTTTCTCCGACGGAACGGGGTGGCTCACCCGCGTCTCGGCTGGTCAGACCTCGGATGGCACCACCAGCGGCCAGTTGGTCACCGTCGCAACGTAACAACCATCAACCAGCATTCCCCAGAAAAAACCAGGAGAATAGGATATGGCCGATACAAGTTCTGTGACGATTCAACAACTGTGGCAGACGCCCTACGTCAAAGGCGTCTACTCGGAACTCCCGACGCCGGACATGGCGATGAGTCGCTATTACGGCGTCATGGAGAACCGGGAGTTCACCCCGACCCGCGTCTTCGGGTGGGATCAGTTCAACATGACCCGTACCGTGGCGACGATGAAGGCCCCCATGACAGGTCCTTCGACGATCCGCCGCCAGAAGGTCGCTACCAAGACCGGGGCGTTGCTCCGTGTCGCCGAGAAGCTGTACATCGGCGACGAGGAAATCGCCCACTTGCGTCCCCTAGGGGCTCCCATCGGAACCCTGGATACGCGGGGCGAGGCTTGGTTCACCCGGCAGGTCCAGTTCATGACCCAACGCCATCGGAACCTCATGGAGATCATCGTCTCCTTGGCGATCCAAGGCGGCTTCGGCCTCGCCCGCAGCGGGGAAATGTATTACCTGACGGAACTCAACGCCAGCGGCAACGAGTTCGACATTGATATGTTCGAGGACTCGACCACCCGGACGGCTCACACGGGCGATCTCGGTGGCATCATCGACACGCCCTGGAGCGACCCTGGGGCGGATATCCTGATGCAACTCCAGACGCTCCGTCAACGCATGATCGCGGAATACGGGGCCGAGGAAGTCATCGGCTGGATCGACGGTCGTACCCTCGGGTGCATGATGAACAACGTCTCCTTGGCTCAGATCGCGGGTTCCGCGAATCGGGTCTGGGAGTCGTGGGACAGCAACCTCCGTCCGAGCGACGTGAAGCCCGGCGACCGCAACCTCGGCGGTCAACGGGTCCGTTTCCATGCCATCCCCCAGTTCACGTTCATCGTGAACGACGCGGTGGTCTCGCTGGGGACGTCGTCGGACCCGCAAGGGGCCGATTCGTTCACGTACAGCGAACTCAAGCGGGTCATCCCCGCTGGTCACTGTCTGTTCACCCCGCCCCCGGGAGGCGACTGGTTCACCGTCTATGAAGGCGAGGAACCTGTCCGCACCAACTGGCAGGCGGATGCCACCATGATGCGGGGCTTCGGGGCCTGGAATTTCCCGCTCCCGCAGTTCCCGCCCGGACGCGAAGCGAACCTCATCGACAACTTCCTGCCGGTGATCCGCTTCCCCCGAGCCATCTGGAACGCCACGGTTCGCACGCCAGATGCCACCAAGGAATCGGTCCTGTAACCAGCCTCCGATAGGGTAAACCACCTAGGGCTGTCCGAAGGGAGAGCGGCGGTCCTAGGTGGTCCCCTCTCCTACCCTCCTCTCTCCCACGGAGCTAACCATGCCATCCGGCGATTTCAAGTCCGAACTCCTCAAGTATTCCAAGACGGTCGGCCCCTTCCGCCGCCGTCGTCTCGAAGCCATCGCGGAAAACCCGAAGCGGCTCGCGGCCCTCGAAAAGAAGGTCACCGCCGACGCCAAGGGAAAGTATGGCGACAACTTCGGGGCCATCCCCTGGGCGACGATCTTGAAGGTCTTCCTGCCCTTGCTCCTCAAGTTCCTCGAAGACTTGGAGACCAAGTAATGCGTGCCCTCCTGACCCTCTGCCTCCTCTCCTTCATGGTATTCACCAATACCCTGAATGGGCAGGAGATCGGTGGCATCTCCACGGTTCCCCTTATCACGGAAGCCCGCTTCCCGGTAAAGGGTCTCGAAGTCCCCCAAGGCAACCTGGAGGACCTCTCGAAGTGGGCCTCCAAGCTCGTGGTCGGGGTTAATACCCCTTCCGGGGCCGAAGCCTCCCTGGAAGTGGATATTGGCCTCGTGAAGCGACAACCGATCCTCTACTTCTCCGCCGACAAGGCGGGGACGTATGTGATCGTGCTCGTGGATACTTCCGCCAAGAACCCCGTCATCGTCACCAAGAGGGTCCAGGTGGGGGACGCCGTAAACCCTCCCCCTCCGGGGCCGGGACCTGTAGTCCCGACTCCGGTAGTCGCCAAAGGACCGAAGCTCTTTCTGGTCTGGTACGAACTGGAGAAGAACAATCTCCCCCTGAAGAGGATGACCTACTATACCAGGACGGACGATACCTTCCTGGGATGGCTAAAGTCGAAGGGGCACCAGTGGTGGAACTTCGAGGAGGATCTCCCCCTGCCCTCGGAAGCCCGCCCGGCGATGAAAGCGGCGGTGGAAAAGGCGAAGGCGGTGGGGTCTCCCGTTCTCGTTATCGTGGACCTGGACACCGGCTCTTTGGAAAACGCCCTTAGCATCCCCAACGGCTTCAACAGCGAAAGCCTGGAAGCCTTCCTGAAGGAAAAGGGGTACAAGGAATGATCGTCAATCCCCGCTACGTAGACGTCCCCTTCGATATCGAGGCTACCTCCGAAGGCTATCAGACGGGTGATATCCCAGGCGGAAACCGCCTCCTCGGGGCTCTCCCGAAGTTCTCGGATCAGATCGAGGTGATCCCGGAATCCGACTGGAAGGAAATCGCCATGGAGAACCAGCGACGGAAATTTTCCGCCGCTTGGCTCATCTCCCGGATCTTCAACCAGAGCAACGAGCCCTCTTGCACCTCGAACGCCTCCGGGCAAGCGGTGGAGATCGTCCAAGGCTTCCAGTTCGGCCTTGCCAACGTCATCCAGGTCTCCCCGATCTCCCTCTACGTCCGGGTCGGTTCCCGAAGCAGCGGCTCCTCGGTGGACGACAACCTAGAGGAACTCCAGACCCGAGGCATTCTCCCCCTCGACAACGAAGCGAACAAAGCCCGCTTCAAAGTGGTATTCCCCCATACCGGCTACGCTAAGCTCCCCTCCGGCTGGGAGGATTCCGCTTCCCACCTCATGGTGATGGAAGCCTTTACCATCCACTCCCTGGCGGAAGGAGTCACCGCCAATCTCTTGGGATACCCCGTGGTCTATGGACGTCGCGGTCATGCCATTTGCGGCTGTGACTGGGTCTACGACGACGAAGGGGTTCCCTGGTGGGTCTACGCCAATTCCTGGGGGAAATGGGGCGACGCCCATGCCCGCTTCTCCTACGGTTTCGGCTACGATTCCCGTCGCGTCGTCTCCGAGGGAATGGACTGGGCATACGCCATCCGTTCCGTCAAAATCAGTAACTTCCACATCGCGGTCTAACACCATGAACGAAAGGGGCAGCATGGTAGATACAGAATTCACTGACGCCGAACTGGAGAAGCTCCCGTTGAAAACCATCGCTTTACGTTGGATTCTTTCCCAAGGGGCGACGACCATGCTCCTGGTGGCGATCTTGTACGCCATGTGGTACTTCGCCACTTACGCGGTCAACGTCGGCATCCCCGCCCATTTGAAACAAATCCAAGAAGGCTACAATGAACAAGGCAAGGCCCATACCCAGGAGGTGGAGAAACTAGCCGCCTCCTTCGAGAAAGCCTTGGACCGCATCGACCGTCTTCACAACAACCATGGCTCGCTTCCACCGAATGGGCATATCGCCAAGCCCTGCCAAGAGTAGCGTTCGCCAGAAAAAACCGAAATCCGAAGGCGTACCCTGAAACAGGATGTGTCCTTATGACGTTAAGACTGTATACCCTCCCTTCGGTCCTGACGTTACAATCAGGAGATTCCATTGAGCCTTTCGGTAACTATCACCTAAGGATAATGCGTGGGACAACCCAGCTTGCGTTGTTCGATTTGCGTTCGATCCCCAGCGTCCCGGTAACGGGTCCAATCAAATTCGGTGGAAACCTGCTTCATCAACTTATTTGGGAGGAGCCTCGAATGCCCGGTCTCAATGTCGCGTGCATCGGAGTCTCGGAAAACCAGAACACGGGCGCCGTTACCTTCAAGTTTTCCAATGGTAACAACCTGGAAATGTCCTCATGGTCCGACGTTGGTCTCGTCGCGGACGAAGTGGACGCGGACCCGACCATTGCTCAGAAAATTCTCATGTGCAAGGCGTACCGGAACTCCCCGGACGGAGCCAACAAGACCAACCAAGTCGGTGGGGCCGTAAGTGTCAACGGCCTCGCCTCGATTCCCGTCGATTACACGGAGCCTCAGTAATGCCCGCCATTACCGTGACGAAGATTCACAAGGATTCCAGCGGTCGAATCCGTTTCCGCTTCGGAAAGAGCGAGGCCGAATTCGAGAGCATCCAGGCGGCTCGGGATTACGTGAAGTCGGCGTTGACCAGGGAAACCTTGGAACTCTTGGCCATGGCGATTTGTCTGAATCGTCAACCGTCCTTGGGTAACCCCCCGGCTTTAGAGGGGAAAACAGTGACCGTGGACTTCTCCTTAGCGAATTGGGGGACCTTGGCATGACGGCGGTAAAGGGTCTGCGATTGGGGTCTCCGTATACCTTCACGGCGAACCCCAGTTTCAATAACCACACCATCGACGCAAGCAACGATGGCGTGGCCTGGGTTCATCAAGCCCGGGATACCGACCCGATCACCCATATCGGTTTCCGGGTCGGGGGACGAACGGGAACCGATACTTCCTTGCAGTACGTGGTTACCTTGGAAGGGGTATCCGCGACCACGGGAGCCCCCGATGGCGCTGACGTGGGAGGGGGTAGTCCCACGGCGGTCACTGTAACGCCCCCTGGCGATACCTCCTGGGACGGTACTTGGCAATGGGTGGCCTTAACGAACGCCTATGCCCCCACCCGAGGCCAGCTACTTTGCCCCACGTTCCGCTATTCCTCGGGGACCATCAGTGGGACTAACTACATCACCATCACCACCCATATCACGAATACGGGTCTCGGTGGGGCCTACTACCAGATCCCGGGTTCCCAACGTCTGACAGCCGGAACTTGGGCCAAACAAGGTAATAACCCAGTAGTCGGATTCCGTACCGCCAGTGGCAGGTATGGTCACATTGTGAAGTCCTACTACTCCACGGCGACGGCTTCCACCGTGGGTCGTCGGCAAGCGATGAAGTTCACGATCCCGGACGGCATCTTTTCCTCGTACACCGTCCGAGGGATTCGCTTCGCGGGTTCGCTCGTGGTAAGTGGCTCCAAGAATCCCATCCTAGGTCTCTGGAGTTCCAGTGGTGTTATCCAGAATTACACCTTGGATACCGACTGGTCCGCGTTTGCGGGAACTTCCCAGGTTTCCTACGAGATATTTTTTGATGAGACTACCCTTACGGCTTTATCCCCTGGGACCGCTTACTACGCGGGCTTGGAAGTCGCGGACGCCGCGAATTCTGCGGTAAACATCTATGGGGCTCAACTCGACTCATCCTCCGATCTCGACGCTTGGCCGGGCGGGTCGAATTTCCACTTAGCCAGTTACGACGGCTCGAATTGGACCGACGATCAAACCGTTCGTCCATTCATGGATTTGATCCTTGATGACATTACACCCCCGACAGGCGGGACTTCCACGATTCTGATGGGTCAAGGTTGTTTCTAGTTCTCCCCTAGAAAGGTATTATCATGGTCTTCAAGCGTTCCAAGGAGGGTTATCTCCTCATCGACAACCGGGAAAGTCCCGGGGTCCCTCTGGAGTTGGCTCTCCAGGCGGAAAAGCGAGGCAAACCCGTCCCCTTGGCCCAAGGAGGGAAGCTCTACGAGTGTGCCACCTTGACTTGTGCCCATTGCAACCGGGTTGTGATCCTAAACCCTGATCGGAAAAGGCCCCGGGGATATTGCTCAAAATGCGATTCTTACGTTTGTGACAACCCGGGGTGCGGTTTAGAATGCACTCCATTCAAGAAATTCATTGACGATGCACTGGATCAAGCCTCCCGTGTCCAGTCTTAACTAACCCTTTTGTACGGAGATTGAGAAATGGCCAAGTGGTCCTACAAACTTTCGACCTGGACACCGACGGCGGTCGCGGACACCACGAACTACACCGACAACGGCTACCAGGGCCTCATGGGTGGCAGTTCCACCCAGCGGCTTAACGTCAGCGAAGTGTACATGGGTGGACAGGCCACCTCGTCCTCGCCGTGTATCATGCTCGTCAGCCGGGACTCGACGGTCCAGGGCACTCCCACCGCCTTGACCACGGGTCAAAGCAACGCGGCCTTGGACCCTGCTACCGCCGCCTTAGCCGCCGCCCAGATCGCGTTCACGGCTTCCACCACGAAGCCGCAGCGATCCGCCACCTTGGGCCTGTTGAACCTTTCGTTCAATGCCTTCGGGGGGATCGTCCGCTGGGTCGCTCCCCCGGGCGGTGAACTGGTAATCTTGGGGAACACCGCTTCCTTCGGCGAGATCAGTCTCTCGGCGTACACGGGCGGCACCCCGGGCCTCATGGGTTCGCACATCATCTACGAACCCCTGTAATCGTCCCCAGCCAATCGTAGCCACCGATCACCACGGGGACCGCCACCCGTGGTGTTTTACTATCCACCTCAGAGGCTTCGATGGACCCTGGCACGATCTTTACACAGGCGGATTGGCCTAACCCCCGCTACCCGCAGAAGCTCCTGCCGGGAACTTCCCACGTCCGTGGCTATACGGATGTGACCATCTTTCGTACGCCCCTGGTCTACCGCGTGCCCGTCCAGCCTCTCCGTGGACAGGTAGACCCCATTCCGAACACTCTGCTCCTGGTACTAACCCAGGTCGCCCAAAATCCGTTCACTTCCCGGACGGACGTAGCTTCCTTCAAGCCCGCATCAACTTTCCAACACGGCTTCCAGGAAGCTCCCCCTTTAACGCTCCGTTCCTCCCCGTTCATCCCCCAGGTATTTCCCAACCCGACCGTCCGTTCGGTGGCCCAGCCGGACTTCCAAGGCTTCCCCCTGGCCTTGGTGATCCAAACGCTCCCTTCCCCATTCAAACAACTGGATTGGCCGAACCCGGTCCTCCCCAAGCCGCCCCTCTTGAAGGAGCATACCTGGAGGGACCACCCGCTCCTGGTCGCGATCCCGGTCCCCGACCCCTTCAAGCCCGTCGAGTTCCCGAACCCGACCCTCCGGCTCTACCGCCAACAGCCGGACTTGCTCCCGAACAACCTGCCCTTCCAATTTGTCGTTACCGCCTTCCGACAAAACGATTGGCCGAACCCCATCCTCCGGGTATACCGCCAGCAACCGGAGTACATCCCGAATCACCTACCGATTCGGTATACGATTTTCAACTTCCGACAGACGGAGTGGCCAAACCCCCTCCGGGCTCGTCCAGTCCTTCAGACGGATATCCCGCAACGCTCCCAAGTCCTCGACGTCATCGTGGAGGTATTGCCCTTCTCCTTACGGGATTGGCCGGTCCCTCTGGCCCCCCGGAGCGGCGTAACCCACGATAGCTACGGAGTCCCAATCTCCTTCATCCCGGAAACCGACGCCGGACTTTGGTACTTGCAATGGTTGGATAACGGAAAATCCGTCTTAAAGACCGTGGATCAAGGCACCTCGATCCTAGTACAATCGCTACGACTGATCCTCCGGGAAGGCTACCATGAGTAACATGAAGGAAAACGACTACGGGGTTATCATCGAGAGGACCCTGGTGGACGAAGATGGGGACGCCATCGACGTTACCACCGCCACCTCCATCCGCTTGGACGTGGAAGACGAAGATGGCGAATTGTACGCCAACTACACGGGTTCCCTAACCGGACCCGGGACCAACGGCAAAGTCCGCTACGTCACCCAATCCGGCGACTTCCCAGCCGGGTCAGCAGGTCATTACCAAGCCCAATTCGTGGTGAAAATCGGAGGCTACGTCTACCGCTCCGACCGTTTCCACTTCGAGGTGGACCCCTCCATCGACTCGGACAACCCTTAGCATTCGCCAGAAAAAACCGAAATCCAGAGGTGCCCTATGCCCACTCGATTCACGTCCCGCAGCGAGATGGAGAAGCTATTCACCCGCATCGGCTTAGAGTTCCGGGTGGCCCAGCAACCGAATTGTCAGGACACCCTGAACTTCTACATCGACGACGCGACTTCCACCATCCAGGCATATGCCGGTCAAATCTACTCCGACGCCTCCTTGAACGGGTCCACCTGGACACGCATCCGGGCGACGTGGATCGCTTGCTACCGTCTCTCGCAGATGGGCGGCGATCCCTCCCTCTTTTACGCCCGCTACGAAGAGATCATGGAGGAACTGAAGAAGGTCCTGGAGGGAACGCTCCCGATCCCGGGCCTCGCTACCTCCGAGGACTTTGTCCCCGCCATGTCCAACATCGAGCACGACCCCCGCTACCGGGATTCGACTCGTCGGGTGGACGCGGAGACCTCGACCCCGAATACCGGGGGGACCCGTCCAAGAGATATCTCGGAACAGCCGATCTTCTCCTTGTGGTAATACCTCATGGGCCACACCGTCATCCACGTATCCTGTGACAAGAAGAAGCTGGAGGAGAACCTACGGATGCTTCCCGGAATCCTCTCCGGGAGGCATCCTCGGTATACCTCCCTCCGGCGTCTCTTCTGGGCGGTCTTCATGAAGGAGATGTTCCGTCGAATCCGGGATTCCTTCCACGCCCGCTCCCGCCATGGGAAAGACGACCTCGGAAACTCCTGGGACCGCCTTCACAAGCGTACCATTCGCCAGAAAAGAAAAGCCCACTCCCACTTCGGGGAAACGGTTCCCCCTGCGAAGCACCCTACCTGGATCAACCGGGACACGGAAGCCCTCTTCAAGTCTCTGGCTATGGGTATTATCAGTGGAAACGAGTACGTCCCCCGGGAAGATCAAATCGCCAAGCTCTCCGGGGATACCGTGACCTTGGGGACGAAAGTGGAGTACGCTCCTTACGTGAACGACCGTCGTGTCCTCATCCCGGACAACATCCGCCCGTGGGTCCGGGAATCCCTCGCAATCGCCTTTGATCGAATCGCCCCCCGCCTCGGCGAGCTAGGAAAGTAACATGCACCCAGGCTTAGCGTGTGTAGTCATTCGTGACATGCTCCGGGACGCCTTTGCGGACTACGCCTCCTTTCCCTTAGAGTCCCACCAGATCGAGGTGATGCCCGACAACCGGCCCCCTCCTTCCTGCGGCGACCGCTTCATCGCGGTCTATGGTGATGACTGGAACCCTGTAACCGACGATGCGAATACCGGCCTCGATTACTACCTAGGGGTCTCGTGTACTCTCACTATCCGTTCCCCCAAGTATCCGACCTGGGAACGGGGCAAATCCTTGTACGCCAAGGAATACACAGGAATGGGCTCCGTGTGCCTGAAGATCATGACCACGGTTTCCCAGGAGGTCTCCTTCCTCACCCGCATCCATGCCCTCGACGAATACGTGAACGAATTCTACGACGAGACTAACGATCTCTACGTCGGCCAAGTCTACGAGTTCCCTCGCTGGCTCGGGACCGACCCTTCCCCGGTCCCCGCTTACGCCGACCATTTCCGGGCCACAAATGAGCATTTGCAGGACCAGGGAGGGGAAAGTATCATGGGCTACACGATGACCGTTCGCTTTGGAAAGATCCGCTGCTCCACCATTATCACCAACTAGTCTCCCATGATTACCGTCCATTGCGTCAACCCCGAATGCAAGTCCATCTTCAGCGACACGTACATGGTGGATTCCTTGAACGCCCCTTGCCCGGGGTGCGGCCTCCGGGGAACCCTCCTCCAACTGAATTGCATCCACTACATCCACCCGGACCCCAAGGGTCCCTTGATCTCCAAAATCACGGGAGGACGCTTCCAATTCGGATGTGACAATTCCAGGAAGGGATGGCACTACGGTCAACGCCATCCCTCCTACCCGATTTACTACACCCCCTCTCCCGGTGCCGTCACCTGTTACGATTGCCTCAAAATTTGCAAAGATAACACCCTCACCGAAGGCGACGTTATCCTAGGAGAACGCCCATGCCCGCCCCCCGTGGATGGATCGCAGGTCCCTACGTCTGGACCTACAACGGCCTGAGCCTGGGGATCACCCAGGACGGCTTCAACATGAACTACTCGATGTTCGGGGATAAGATCACGGGGGACAACCTCGGCGATTCCACCCAGAACTACGTCTACCGTGGCCTCGACTTTTACATGGACGGCCAAGTCAACGAGTGGTCGGTCGCCCGGGAAGGTGCCTTGGGCGACGGGGGAAAGGTCAATCCCCTCAACTATGGGACCTTCTGGCCTTGGGGCAATGTCTTCGGTCGTAGCGGTCAAGTCGGTCGCCTCGCATCGGTATACTCCGCGTCCCTAGTCGGCGTCTCGGCCCCCGGGACCACCGCCGCCACCGCCTTCGGGGGCGTCTTGGACACCGTAACCGCCCCTTACGCGATCATCCCCCCGGGGTACAATCTCGCCATGATGTTCGCCTCCCGTCTCCGCTCCGTCCCCGTCCGCTTCCAGTCGCTCCCGTACCCCGAATTCACGAACTACGGCGACGTCTCCTGGGTCCTCTTCACGTAGCATTCGCCAGAAAAATCCAGGAGGCTGGACATGGCCGGGAACGACGTCAAAGCGGAGATCGTAATCCTCAGTCGGGACACGACTCCGCCCCCTCAGAACCCGGCCTCGCCGAATTCCCCCATCATTCCGACTCCAGCGGAAGGGGGAAAAGGAGGGGCTCCCCCCGGGACCTTCAATGTCACATCCGCCTTAGGCGGGAGTGGCGACGATGGCAAAGGCAAAAGCGATAGCTGGAATACTACCATTACCCCAGGGGAACCTGACTTCGGCGACCCAAACGGCCCTGGGGGTCCTCCCATCCAGATCCCGAACCCTCCTGTCCCCGACCCCGGGAACACCCCTCTCATTCCGAACGCCGCCATGAGTACCGGGGCCGCTCTCTCGGTCCTCACGGCGGCTCTCGCCGTCGCTACCATGGCGGTGGATACCTTCGTGGAGACGGTCACCGCTTTAGATGACTCCTTCCAGGAGATGGTGAAGCGGGGTCGGAAGTTCAACGCTCCCATTGGCATGGAAGCGGCGATCAGTGACGCGAAGCTCCTCATGATGGAGATCGAACGGGCCAACGTCCTTTCCCGGGAACTCTCCGCGTTCGCCAGAGAAAGAACGCAACTGTCCGTGGAAATCAAGGCGATGAATACAGCCTTGACCAAGGCCATCCTCCCCTTGTTCAACCAAGGGGTAAAGGACCTCAAGGACTTGGTTAAGATAGGTAGGTACATTGCCGAGAACTATGGGTTCGTCATTGGGAAGCAAGTCGAGAACGCGATGCGTGCCGCCTTAATCGCATCCGGGGTTGATATCGCTACCCAGAACTCCGTCCTCAGCGTCCTACGAACCATCGCCCGTAAGATCCCCGACAAGAAGACGGGCTTGGAGAATATGCAACAGGGGATCGAGAACTTCCTGAATCCCAACTTCCAGAACATGCAACTGACGGGTACTATCCCAGCCGTCTCCGCCAAGAAGTTCTAACCATGCCCAATGCCCCCCATCTCGACAATAGCCTCCTGGTAGGTGAATGTGAATACAACGGGGTGGTATTTCCCCCTGCCGTGGGGGCTCGTGTCCAAGTGGAGCCCGTCTACGAATCCTCGGGCCGAGTCCCGAAGTGGTGGAAACACACCCTAACCTTGGAATTCGTCATTACCCCGCAAATGTCTCCGACTCTCGACTTTGGGACCGGGGGGACGGCGGTGGACAAGAACACCGAGGTTTTCAAGCGGGCCTTAACGGTCCCAGGACGAACCTTGAAGTTCACCCAGAAGGGCTTCGGGATGACCGACCGCGTCATCGTGAACGCCATCGCTTCCACGTACACGGTGAGCCCCGATAACGACTTGAACTTCGGCCCGAAGCCCGAACTCATCACCTGGGAATCCATTGGTTCCTCCAGGGCCGTCCGGGTCCAGTGGTCGGTGGAATTCGCCTTAGCCGTCTGCTGCTTCTCGGATAGCAACGGAGACGGTCTCTGCGACGGCTCCCCCGAGGGGATCTGGTCGGAAGGCAACCCCCGGTTCACGGAGTTCAACTACTCGGTCTCCTTAGGGGTGGACGAGGAAGGCTGGATGACCCGGAGCCTCATTGGGACGGTGGAAGTCCCCGGGGTCTTGGTGGACGGTGGGGTCCCAGCCGGGGCGGCGGCGGTCGGAGCGGTCCCCGCGTTCTCTCGGGTAATCCCCCTCACCATCGTCCAGAACACCATCACCAATCTCTTCATCCGTCTCCCTGGATTCCATCGAACCTTCCAATGGGACGTCTCCCGGGACTTCCGCCGCCTGGACTTCCGCATCACCGATAGCGAGATCCATAGCGACAACCCCTACCTCAACGGGGTCTTGAAGTGCCAAGCCTCCCATAGGATGAAGTCCGGGATGGACAAAGGATTTTACCAATGGGAATGCCTCATCGCGGGGACCTTCACCATCCAGCCGAACATCGCCCGTTGGCTCGCCTTCTCGATGTTCCTGACCATCGTCCGTAGCCGCCTCGCCGCCGTCCCCCTGTCCAATACTGAGATGATCCGGGAATGGAACGACACCGGGACCGTCTCGATCCCTGAAACGGTCTCCACCGTCGCATCCTGGATTCCGGGGGATATCGAGATCGAGGAGGAACTCTACGGTCGTGAATTCAGTTTCAGCTTCTCGTATACCTTGTACGCCTCCTGGGCTCAGATCATCCGAGCCTCTAAGATGTTCTATCCTATCGAGGATGGGAACTGGGGTTCCTGGCTAACCACCCAAGCCCCTGCCTTATCCTCAGGGCGAGGAACCTCGGATCTCTCGGTGGGCGGAACTTCCTCCATCGTGGTCCATTGCACCGACGGGGTAACCCCCTCCAACAATAATACCATCCAAGGCAGCTTAGAACGCTTATACCTTGCTAATCTATTCCAGGTCCAATGTCCCCCCGCAGACCAATCCTGGCTCGACTACAAAGTCTGGTTCGAGATCAACAACAACGCGAACTACGTCAGCCACTACAAGAGTTGGGTAACATCCGCCTCGGAGATGCTGGAGGAGGTAGGGGCGGAAGCCGCCGAGATCCTGAAGCAAGCGGTAGGTCCTAACCTTTATAGCGCCTACCGTCAACTCCAGAACATGAGTGCCACCAACAATCATACCGTGCAAGCCACCAGCCATGGAAAATGGCACATCACCATGGTAGGCTATGCCATCCGAGCCTGTTATGACATTCCGGTCCCAAACCTGACCTACTATGGTGGCCAAATCCCTAAGCTCATCGCGGAGAACATCAATCCGAATCGGAAACGTCTCAACGGCTTCGGAGTCCTCCCAGTGTACGCTACGGGATGGCGGAAGACCTATGAACTAGCGGCTCCCCCTGAAAAGAATCCCTTGCTACGCTTTAACGCGGTCCCGGATAAGTACGTCTCCGGGATCAAACCCCCTAACATCGTTTCTCCAGGAGATACCCAGTGAGTGATTCCGTGACTCTCCCCAAGGTCCCCACCATTCGCTTCCAAACGGAGGAAGGCGAGACCTTGCTCGAATGCTCCCTCTTGAAACTGAACACCCTCATCGCGGAAGCCCAGAGCGGTCTCACCAATACCGACCCGAACTACGCGGAGGTGTATTGCTCCCGTCTCGCCTATGCTCTCCAGCAGGTCTTCAACGTCGAAGTTTCTCCCGAACAAGCCTATGTGATCGGTGAGCACGCCCTGGCTCGCCTCATGGAACTCAAAGGAAATTTTGGGAAAGGGCGGTAGTCGCGGAGTTCTACGGGTTCGATGCCTCGGGCCTGGACGACCTGACGCTCTACCTGTATTACAGTAATATCCCGAGACTATCCGCCCAGCGGGAAATCCGCCAGAGGAACGCCGCTGGGGACTTAACCGAGGAATACGCCTACAAGCTGACCTACCTTGCCACGGAAGACGAAGCCTTGGCGTCCCAGGCCCAATCGAACGTGGCGTACAGCCGAATGCGACAGGAATCGCCATGAAAGAGAACGAAGGCACGGTCAACCCTGACTTGAAGGTCGCCCCCGAGATGTTCCTGAAGGAGGTCATCTCCCAGGACTATGTCCCCCAGGCGATCTTGGGGATGTACGGCTACGTGGGTCTCATGAACCGCAACCGTCCCCCGTTCACTTACTGGGTGATCCGGGACATGCTCTGCGACCCGCGTGTTCTCTTCGGGCTCATGCTCCTCAAAGGTCCCATCATTTCCAAGCCCACCTTCCAGGTGGATTGCCAGGACACCGTGGTCGGAGAGTTCATCCACAAGAACCTCTCCCGCTTCTGGACGGTAGGGGCTCTCCGGGTCTTGAAAGCCATCGAATGGGGGTACTCGGGGAGCGAGGTCCTCTACCGTTACAACCCCGACGACGGGCTAATCTACTTCGACCAGATCCGGGACTTGGAGTCCTTAGACTGTCGCCCGGTGGTCTTGAAGGGCCAAGTCGTCGGCTTCAAGTTCCGCATGACACAGGACCCCTACGGCCATACCGTCGCCAATGGTGATGACCCTCGCGACGACGTGAACAAGGACGGATGGTATTACGTCGGAGCCCCCCGGGCCCTCTGGCATCTCCACTGGCGTGACCGTAACCCGTGGTTCGGCCTCTCCCGCCTCTTCGGCACCCATGTCCCCTGGTACGAGATGTGGAGCGAGGACGGTTACCGCCAGATCCGTCGCCTCTGGTTCACGGGGTGTGCCTTCGACGGGGGTGTCATGTACCATCCCCCCGGGCTCATCGCAACTCCCCAGGGCAACAAGCCCTGCCGGGACTACGCCCGGGAGATGTTGGAGAAGAAGCGAACCGGGGCCGTCCTAACCCTGCCGAATTCCCCCTCCGGGGACGGCTCCTCCCGTTCCTGGGAATACCAACCTCCCTCCCCGAACCCGACTCCCGCTGGCCTCCTGGAATACGGTGACGACCTTCGCTCCGAAATCTTCGAGTCCCTCGGCATCCCCCCGGAAGTAATCCAGTCCTCCGGGGATACCGGCTTCGGTTCCTCCTCAGGCCGAGGCGTCCCCCAGGAAGCCTACAACTCGATCCTCTTCAGCATCGCCACCGACCTCCTCCTCGACTTCGACCGCTACTGCCTCCGTTATCTGGTCAACACCTTGTTCGGCCCGGTACACTATGAGCTATTCTGCACGCCCTTGGACGCTCAGCAAGCCCTGGAACAGCCTCAAGGACCTGAGGAAGGTTTCCCTGAGGATGACCAGGGCGAAGAAGGCATGGACCAAGGCGACGAGCAAGCGGCCTAGGCGTATTCGCCAGAAAAAACCGGGGATTGAGGATGTACCCTGAAAACGGCATCTCGGGCTTAAAGATCACTCTCAACGGGGTAGTCTGTTGTGATCCTACCCCGCTCATGGAATACCACCAACGCAATGGTATTCCCTATGACCATTTCTATGGGAAGGCCAATTCCTTCACCCTCCCCCGTGGGAAGGAATACGGTCGCGGGTGCGTCCTCATGCTCTGGAAGGACGTGGAGCCCCTCATCGCCGGGAATCGTGGCTCCCCGAATACCTTCAACTTCACCTTGAAGTGGGAGGACGCCTACGGGGCGGTGGAGATCAAGAAGCTCGGGATTGTCCGGGTCCGTCATCTCACGGGAATCGCGAATACCCTCGTCAACGAAGCCTTGTGCCTAGTCGAACTGGCGGATGCCCGTTATCTGGGTAGATATACCTCGATCAATAAAGCCTACAACTTCCGGTCCTATCGCAGTATTGACGATGCGAATATGGAGGCTTGGTACGATTCCACTCTCAATGGAGCCGCTACCTGGACCTGGACGGAGATCGTTCAAGATATCTGGGCTCTCCTGCCGACGACGCCCTTCGGGGCCTTAGTAGACAATGGTATTTACCCTGCGGAGGTCCCGGAGAATTTGATCTACCGGGGAGTCTCCGCCTGGGATGCCTTGATCTCGATCATGAAGGTAACCCAGAACTGGGTCTATCGCGATCTGGACGGCAACTTCCGTATCGAATCGGGCCAAGCGGAACAAACCACGGGGATGGAGGGAGACCCTCAACGTCAAGCCATCTGGAACCCCACCAACGACCGGGGCTTCGGAGCGATCTTCCCCGAGAAGATCCGGGTGCTTTTCCCCGCCGACAAAAACGACTTCCAGAACGATGCGGATACGGAATCCATCGCCGGGCAGGACGCTTATATCCTGAACCCCCTTTACACCATTGATGTTACAACTACCACATTGCTTACGGATATCGCGGTAGTCCCGGGGACCATCGCCACCATCCACGCCCCCTTGGCCGCTCATTACCACGTCGATGGAACACTCCTCAATGGTCTAGACCTTACCGGGGTCGCGAACTCCCTTGCCCAAGCCTGGGCTTACGCCCATGACCCCGGGACCCATTTCTCCCTTCACACGATCTACCACGGCTTCCACCAACTGCTACCCGGCTCCCAGACGGAAGCGGTTGTTTGGTACTCCACGGGCTCCGGGTCGAAAACCGAAGTTCTTCTGTCCCCACTCAAATATGATCCAGAGGACACCGTAGGAACCTTGGGTAAGACCCAGGCCCGGGAGATTTACGCCAGCGAATCCATGGCTCCACCGGATACCGCGAGAAAGCATGAGCAGACCGAACGTTTCGCGGTCGCAAGGCTCCTGTCCGATATCTCCTGCTCCGGGGGCTTCGGAACCGTATCCATCCGTTACGGAGTTGCCTCCGGGACAAGCTACAACTGGGCCAGTTCCGGGAAGCTGGTGCGAGCCCATAACCCCGCCAACGTAAACTACAAGGCAAACAGCTACGTCAACATTCTCTACCATTGGCAGATCCGTAGTTGGGTAATCCTTGGTCCCGCCGCGAACCCTCTCTATCGTGGCGTTCTCGCCTCGGATATGTGCGGAGGTGACTCCGCGACACTCGACGACTACCCTTACAACTTGGCTTGCTGTTCCGACACCTTCGATGCCTTGACCGCCGCCAACCCCTTCGCCTTGGAAGGGATCACCGGGGACGACGTCCTGATGACCTATGACTGCGACGTAGGCGGTCTGATCGTCATCCAGGTAAAACACCATCAACTCGATATCGTCCGCTACCCCTTCACCTCGGTGGATGGATGCGAACCCGAACTCGACGCCTACGGAGTCCCGACTGGCAATACCCTCCCGACCGGCGACTGCAAGATTACGTACAAGAAACGTACCGTCGCGGTCATGTCCTGCGACCAGAACGAGGTCCCGTACACCCTCTACAGCTTCAGCCAGATCGACGTCCTCACCGACGTCTATCAGTACGGCTACCAGATCCGAGGTCTTTACGTCCCCATCTTCGTGGCCTGCATTTGCACTCCCTACGACGCCTTGCTCATCCAGGGAACTCCCTGCGATTACTCCACTGTCTACGGATACTACCCGTTCACCCAAACCACCCAGATCCAACCGGAGCCCGCCCCTTACGTGGACCCCGCCCCCCAGGAGTCCTTGTCCGGCATCCCCTTGCCCCTACGGCCTTAGTCCATGACGTCGCCCATCTTCTGGAACGGCCAACTCCTCTTCGCCCCGAATGGGCAGTTGGCGATGGACTTGAATTGCTGCTGTGACCGCCCCTCGGGGAACTGTTGCTGCAACCTCAGCGACAATACCCTCATCGCCACCATCGCGGCCCCGGATTGCCCGCATCTGGACGGGGTGACCATTACCCTAACCAACCAGAACGACCCGACCTATTGCTCCTTCCACGTTGGAGTCTCCGCCACCCTCGACCCGTGTACCACCGTCCAGTTCACGGCCATCATCCGCCTCCGCTGCAACCCAACCCTCTCGGATCGTGGCGGTGGTCTCTGCGACTTCTACGAAGCCTCCATCACCTACACCTCCTCGGCGTGTGCGAATACCGGGGCCGACTGGCGGCGGGTGGAATCAGGATGCTCCTGCTCCCCCCTCTCCCTGGTATTCAAACTTCCTCCCTCTTCCTGGAGTGGCCTCGGAGGGGTAAACTGCGACTGCTGTACTTCCGCCGCTGATATTACCGTAACCATTACTCAAGCTCCCTGATATGGTTTTCTCCCTTGCCTCGAAGATCCCCAACCACCCGGTCAAATGCAAAGGTGTTACCTCCCATGTATGGGATAACACCCAGTGCCACCTCTGCTGGCTCGCCGTTTACAACCACGGCTACCGCCGCCTCTGGGGCATCGGTAAGGTCCTTGTCCCCGACAGTCCACCCGAGATCCGCTACCCTTGCGTTCACCGTGGGGGAAAAGACTTCACCATCCCCGGGTGCGGAACCTGCAACGGGGGGAATATCGCCCACGCCTGCCACCACCCCCAGGCCAACGTAACCCGCTGCTTCATCGCCGGGCAAGAACGCCAGGAGCAAATGGCCCGAGCCTCCGGCTACCGGGTCTGCCGGGAATGTGGCTACCGTGAGCCGGAATCCGGGCTTGAAATGCGGCTCTCCGAATTCCGCAACCTCCTCGACGGCCCTCGTCCGAACATGCCCGCTGGCTGGACCTCCTGGAGGGTAGCCCATCTCGCCATGGGCGAAGCCTTAAAGGAGCAGACCGAAGCACGGCCTATTCGCCAGAAAAATTGGGATGGCCAGGGGATCGTCATTTGTGCCGGTGGCCCGGTCTACTTCCGGTGTGCCTTCGCGGTGGTCTATACCCTTCGCAAACTCGGCTGTGCCCTCCCCATCCAGTTCTGGCATTTTTCTGGCGAATATGACGCGGCCCTTCGCCTCATCGCCGAAGACTATGGCATCGAACTCGTGGACGCCACCGCCATCGGAGTTCCCCACCGCTTCCTCCAAGGCTTCGCCATCAAACCCTTCGCCATCTACCATTCCCGCTTCGCGGAAGTCCTCTCCTTAGACGCCGACTGCATCCCCCTTGCCGACCCGACATTTCTCTTCTCGCACGAATCGTACACCGACACCGGGGCTCTCTTTTGGCCGGATATCGAACACCCCCCGGAATCCCCCTGCCGCCTTAAGCCCGACGTCTGGAACCGTGCCGGTCTCCCCCATCAGACCGAACCCGACTTCGAGAGCGGCCAACTCATCATCAACAAAAACCGCTGCGCCAAGGAACTGACCGTCACCAACTGGATGAATGAGCACCAGGACTATTGGTATCAATTCCTCTACGGCGACAAGGACACCTTCCATATCGCTTGGAGAGCCTGCGGCTCCGACTTCTCCTTAGCCAACGCCCCGATTTACGTCTCCCCCTGCATTCGCCAGAAAAAACCGAATTCCGAGGAGGTACTCTTCCACCATGCCTGCCAGGGGAAGGGTAGTATTATCCATGCCCACCCCTGGCCTGACCTTCCTCCCTTTAATGCCCAGTGCCTCAAGGAAGCCAAGGAATACCTGGAGGAGAAACGTCGCTGGTTGACAAAAGTGGGATGGGACTGTACCTTATTAGGAGACCTTAAGACCATGGGTAATAACCCCAATGAACGTCCTAAGGAACGGATCTTGTGTGCTCCCAAATCTCCCTGCTCCAAGGAATGCCGCGATGACCATCCTTGACAGCCTAGTCCCCGTGATGATACTATTGATAGTCCTGCTGGGTCTCATCCTCGATGAACCAAACTGAACCTTACGAGTAACCAGTCTCCGAGTGGATCACCCAGCCTCCGAAGAACGGTGCAAGGAAGACTCCATGAGAACCTCGAAAAGCGTCATCTTCCAGGACTACCAGAAAACGGTGCGGGAACCGGACCGCCGCATCGGCATGGTTCGACGGATCAAGATCGGCCAGAAGAGTAAGCTCGGTCTCAGCGAATACCTTGTCCACCTGTTCTCGTACAACGAGGATCGGGAGCAATGGCCGAAGCCCCTCACAGACCAACAACTCCTCGCCATGACCCTCAAGGAATTCGGTCGTTACGATACCACCGCCCAATCCCTCTGCCATGGGGCGATGAACATCGCCAACTTCCGATTCCAGTACAACCACGGGAACCTCTTAAAGACCTCCTACCCGAAGGACAACCCCGGCCACCCTCCCCTCCTCTCCCTCCGCTACGACGCCGACGGGTTCCCCATCACGGGCCGAGGCTCCTCCGTCTGGAGATCCACGAATGGCGAACTCCGCAAAAGGATCACCGGGAGCGCCGTCCAGGAGACCTTCGAGGAACTAATGGAACGCCTAGGCCGTAAACCCGTCAAAGGCGAATACCCCGACGACGCAAACGAGTAACCTTGGAGATTTACCATGTTGTGAATGCCGTGACCCGCCGCATCCAACCTTTCCCTTTCTCCCTCATTCCCTAACTACAAGGATGCGACAATGAGTACCATGATTCCCAAGCAATACGCCTACGACCACAAAGTAATGACGATCCATTCCCTCCGCGTCAACGTGAAATCGTTGGCCATGGAGGCTAAGATCATCCGCAAGGAAACCCTTCGTGCCGGTCCCGCCTATCGCTGTTCCCTCCACTACCACCGCACCGGACGTCTCCGCGAAGAGGCACGCCTAGCCCACCTCGCTTTAGCCTTCGTCCGTGGCCGTCCTTATAAGTCCGTGGAGTACACGGCTTCCAAGCCCGTGGATTCCAAAGCGTTAGCCAACAAGCTCGCGAAGTTTATCCCGAGCTACGTCTACAACTACAAGCCCGAAAATCTTCTGAACGAAGTCAAGAAATGGTTGGATTAACCAACCGGGTCCTACGCCGAATGGTCGGCACCCGGCTTTCAATCCGGTCATAAGGGGTTCGATTCCCCTAGGACCCTTTAAGGAACCCGCCATGGCCGACAAAGCCTGGAAAGCCTACGAACGCCGTCTCGCCTCCGACTGGGGAACCGTCCGCAATTCCCTGTCCGGGAGCAACTCCAAGGTCACCGCCTCCGACAGCCACCACCCCCGCCTGTTCCTGGAAGGCAAGCTCAACGCCAACTCCCCGTTCTGGCGGCTTTACCTCAAAGCCAAACCCCTCGCCGATAAGGAGGGGAAGGCCGTCGTCCTCTGCCTCGGGAAGAAGCACCACCCCGGGTACATCCTTTCCTTCCACCGGGACGATATGCCCATCGTGGTCGCGGAGTACCTCCGGGCCGTGGGCCTTCCGAAACTCGCCGCCAAGGTATCCACGAAGCTCTCACGTATTCGCCAGAAAAAATCCTAGCCTGGGTCTTTACACTGTATTGCCCCTTGCTACAATACTTTGACAGACCGCTCTCTCGGAGACTACCATGGCCAAGAAGAAACCCACGAAGAAAGCCCCCGCCGCCAAGACCTCGAAGGCTCCCCGCCGAGGCGGCAAGAAATCCCTGTCCGGCGTCCCTGGTCGAACCCCGGCCCGAATGCTGGGCCGAGTCCCCGACCGTCAATGGGCCGCTTGGAAAATCGCCGCCAAGCGTTCCGGCCTCAACTTTTCCCAGTGGGTCCGAATGATCTTGGATACCGCCACCAAGGCCAAGGCGGCTTGACAACATCCCTCAAGGGATGCTACAATTCAACATCCTGGACTTCGATCCGCACCGTCCTTGGCGAAGACCATCGGCTTCTCCAAGGGGATCGAGGGGCACCCCAGGATTTCAAAGCCCCGCCCTAGGTTACTCCTTCCTAGGGCGGGGCGATATTTTGAACCCCAAGAGGCATGGTGCCTCTCGCCCGGGGTCTGATTAGCGGTCTGGACCCCGGGCTTTACAAATAGCGTTTCTGTTTGGTAACATCACTTCCTGGAGACTATGCCATGTACGGTTTCGTTGTCGCCCTCTCTCTGCTCGGAGGAATTCATGACCATCCTGTTCTCGCGGCGGTCCACCGCCCAATCGTGGCGGTCGCACAAGGGCCAGTGGTCCGGGTGCGTGCTCTGTCCCATCGGTCTCTCGTGTTCGTCGCACGTACTGGGTCGCGGGTGGCTTCCGTGCGACCTCTTGCTGTTCGGCGAAGCCCCGGGGCCTTCCGAGGACGCCTTGGGCGAACCCTTTGTCGGTCGTGCGGGTAAATGCCTGGACGCCCTCCTCTCTCAGGTCCGTTCCCGGCTCCGTCGGGAGCGGCCTGAAGAGGCCAAATCCTTGGACGGTCCTTCCAGGTTCCGTCCCTTCATCGCGAATACTATCGCTTGTTACCCCGACGACGGGAAGGGCGGCTTCCGCCCTCCCACCAAAGAGGAAATGCAACGGTGCTTTCCTCGCGTCCTCTCCGTGATCGAGCACGCCCATCCTCGCGGAATCCTTTTCCTGGGCAAAGTGGCCGATAGCCTCCTGAAACTTTCCCCTCCTTCCGAGGATCGGAAAGCCAAGGTCTGGAACCCTTCCGATCCCGTCCCTGGATACCAGCTACTCCACGGCCTCCCGAGATGTTCCGTGTACCATCCTTCCTACATCATGCGTAAGGGTGGTCCCCGTTCCCTGGAAGGCAAACGCTGGGTGGCCAACGTATCCACCTTTATCCTCTCTTTGTACGACATTCCCTTCTAAGGAGCATCCGCTCCTGAACTGTTCCACTTAAGGAGTTCTCCCATGCCCATCAAGATGCCAAAGAACAAAGCCGTCCTCCGGGGGGCCAAACGTCCAACCGAGAAAAAACCGCCAAAACCAACCCGCCTCGCCCAAGAGCGAAAGCCTTACGCCCCTCGCAAGACTCCCCAGCAACGCATGGCGGAACTCTCCAAGAAGCGGGGGAAGAACAACGAGCCCCTCTGGGATCTCGACCGCGATGGGATCACGTATTCCATGCTCTCCAAGTTCATGGTCTGTCCCGAACGCTTCCGCCTTTCCTCCGTCGAAGGCTGGTCGGAGACCGGACTCCAAGCCGCGATGGAATTCGGCAACGCCTTCCACGCCTGCCTGGAGAACCCTCAGCATCCGCCAGAAAAAATCACGCGGCAGTACCAACAGTCCAGAATCGCCGCAAAGGCCCTATTCCCGAATCAGATCCAGGAATTCGAGGTCCTCATGGGCATGGTGGAAGCCATGGTCCATGCCTACCGCGACGTCTACCATGAGGACGTGGACCAGAAGCAGTTCATCCTTCACGAGGAGAAGTTCGAGATTCCCCACAACATCCAACTGACGGTTCCCTGTGACTGTGGAGAAGTCTGTTTGGATGAGAACTCGGAAAACTACGGCAGGCCCGAAATTCACTACGGCGTTACACATCGCGAGGTGAAGCTCCGGGGGAAGATCGACGCTGTGTTCCGCAAGAAGGATGGTTCCCTCTGGATCATGGAGACGAAGACGAAAAGCGACATTGACGTGGACGGGATCTCCCGGACCCTCTCCCAGGATCTCCAGACCATGATGTACGTCACCGCCTTGACTCACCTCAAGGGGGAGACGGTGGGAGGCGTCCTCTACAATGTCATCCGCCGCCCGGCTCTCCGCCAGGGAAAGGGGGAGACTCTCCGGGACTTCATCAAGCGGGTTAAGGATACGGCCCTGGAACAACGGGACCGCTACTTCATCCGCTGGCCCCACACCCTGGAGCCCGGGGCTTTAGAACGCTGGCAAGAACGGACCTTCAACCCGATCTTGACGCAGGTGGTACAATGGTGGGATTCGATCAAAGCCAATCCCTTCGACCCCTGGGGTTCTCCCTATCACTACCAACGCCCCTTCGGAGTCTATGACTCCTTAGCCTCCGGTCGTCGCGGCGACTTCTTTGAACTCTTGACCTCCGGGAGCACCAGTGGTCTCTACCGTCGTTCCGAAGTCTTCCCCGAACTTGCCGACTGACTTGACAACCATCCCCTTGGGATAATACAATACCACCATCGAAATTCTTTCCCTCCGAGGTAGCCATGAAGAAGAAACCCAAGAGCGTCCCCTCCAAGAAGGTCGAATCCTTCACCAGTCTCCCCGGTCCCGACGAACTGAACGAACCGCCCCAGAACTTGGGGGCCTACCGCATTCTGTTGTTCGGCCCAAAGGCCATTGGGAAGACCACCATGGGCAGTCGCTTCCCTAACGCGATCACCGCCCAGATGGAACGCCAACGCAAGGGTCTGAAGATCCGCCAAGTCCCCGTCACCGCCTGGGAGGATCTGGAGCGTTTCCGGGATCTCGCCATCGAGGATGATACCGTGGACACGCTCATCTTCGACACCATCGACGTCATGTACGACTTATGCCTCCAGTCCGAATGCTCGGCCCGAGGCATCTCCCACCCGGGGGAAATGAACGATTACGGGGCCACCTGGGGAGCCATCAAGAATTCCTTCAAGGAGTTCTTCGATGCGATCACGGCGGCGGAGAAGGGTATCGTCTGTCTATCCCACGAGAAGAAGGACACGGTCACCCCTCGTTCCGGCGAGCCTTACGACCGCTTAAAGCCTTCCTGCTCCAACGGGGCTTACGCCATCGTGGAAGAGACATTCGACTACATCATGTACTACGGGAAGCACGGCAAGAACCGAGCCATCTCCATCCGTCCCTTCGATGAGACGACCATGGAAGTGGATTGTGCCTGCGGCCCGGAAGACCACTTCCTGGACCCCTCGGGAGAACCCCTCTCGATCTTCGAGATTCCCAATGACCCGGACACCGCTTACGACGTCTTGGAAGCGGCTTTCAACAACCAAGTCTGGGACGCCATTCGCGGCGAACCGGAACTTCCCAAGAAAAAGTCCAAGAAGTAGATCCACTTGACAACATCCTCCAAAGGATGATACAATCCCCACACTGAAGTTTCGTTTCTTTCCCTAAGGAGCCTGGAATGGCTAAGCAATCGAAGAGTGCGTTCGTTTCGTCGATGGTCAGTGACAAATCCCTGAAGGCGAAGCTCAAGGCCGCCCGTGAGGCCAAGGACGACCGCAAGGTCAGCGAGATCCCCAGCGGCAAGTACGAGGCCAAGCTCTCCCGTGCCCAGATCGTGGTGGACCCGAAGACGAAGAAACCTACCGCTTACTTCAACTTCACGGTCAACGCCCCCGGCGAGGACTACCATGGGGACAACCTTTCCGCCAACTTCAAGCTCTACGGCGAGAAGGGGAAGACCCGCACCGGCCAGGAGTGGGAGCGTACCGAGGAAGACGCCTGGGGCCGCTTCGCGGTGGCCGTCCAGCGTCTCGGGAAGTCCACGGAAGAATGGGATACCGCCGATGACGTGGAAGCCACCGTCACCGAACTCATGACCGAGAAGCCCGAAGTCTCGATCACGGTGAAGCGAAGCCCCGGGAACGACTGGCCGAACATCTACATCAACGGCGTCCTGGAAGACGATTCCGAGGACGCGGAGGAGGAAGAGGAATCGGAAGAGGAAGAAGAGGAGGAAGAAGAAGCCGAGGAGGAATCGGAGGAGGAATCGGAGGAGGAAGAAGAGGAAGGTGACGACGAAGAAGAGGAAGACGAGGAGGAAGAAGAGGAAGTCACCATCAACAAGAAGGACCAAGTCTACTACAAGCCCGTCAACGGCAAGAAGAAGGTCCTCTGCAACGTGACAGCCTCCAACGGTTCCAAGAAGACCTGCGACCTCTACGACCCCGCCACCAAGAAGACCTTCAAGGGCGTGGCCTGGGGCTCGGTGGAGATCCTCACCGACTAATGGAAACTCTGCTGTACGCCTTAGCTGAGTTCCGAAAAGCGACGGGGCGGGACGCGACTCCCGCCCTGTCCGCGTTTCGGGAGGAACTCCGCAAAGCCCGCTACGGGGCTCACCTGCGTAGCCCGAGCCGCCAGAATTTGATCTCCCTGGTCCTCTGCGTCCTCGATCATACCGAGTGGCGGGAGCTATCCTTGGATCAAATCCTGGTGCTCATGGACCTCATCCAACTGGTCCTGACCAACCCCAGCCCCCGCCGAACCGAAGTGGTTCGCTGGTCCCAGATTCTACGGAACGTGAAACTTCCCGTGGCATCCCTCTCCCTGAAAGATCAATCATGGCGAAGTACATCGCAATCGACACCGAATGCACCGGAGGCTCCTTCCAGTTCGGAGACCGCCCCTACTACGTCTCCACCTGCGACGAAGAAGGTAACATCGCCTCCTGGGAATTTGATGTTACCCCCGCTCGACGGGTAATCATCCCTCAATCCTTCTACCGTGAATTCACCAAAGTCGTCGGGACCAAGATCCCCGTCTTCCACAACGCCAACTTCGACCTCCGGGCCTTAGCCTCCATCGAAGTCCCCCAGATCCCGCTCTGGATCTCCAGGCATTCGCCAGAAAAATCCGGGTGCGGAAGGGTGAATACTTTCGTCCCAGCCTTCCACGATACCCTCATCGCCTCCCACGTCTATCGGAACATCGGGTCCCACGGGCTCAAGGATCTCGCCTTCGAGTTCCTGGACATTGAAGACGACGACGAGAAGGTCCTCTTGAACGCCATCCGCAAAGCCCGGAACATCGCGAAGAAACTCGGCTGGAAGGTGGTGGATCGTGACCATGCCGACTCCGGGGATAAATCCGAGTCCTGGCTGAAAATGGATGGCTGGGTCCCAAGGGCCGTCTACCTCAAGGGTCGTGCCAATCACAGCCCCCACTTCCTGGACGTTCTCGCGGAGTACGGCGACCGGGACGCGGAGCGTACCATCGCCCTCTTCCTGTTCTTCAAGAAAGCCTTGGAGGATGCCACCACGGAGACCGTCCAGGGCGTCCACGATCTCTGGGCCGTCTACCTGGAGCAACTTCAGGTAATCCCCGTGATCTACCGCATGGTGAACCACGGCGTCTCCTTAAACCTCCAGAACCTTTCCCAAGAACGCTCCCGTTACCTCCAGGAGCAAGCATCCCAAATCGGCATCCTCCGCAAACTCTCGGGAAACCCCGACCTCAACCCCAACTCCCCCAAGCAACTGGTGGATTGGCTGGTTAATACCCTAGGAGCCCCCATCGTCAAGACCACCAAGACCGGGGTCTCCCTCGACAAGCACGCCCTGCCCTTAATGCTCGCCGAGATCGAAGAGACCCCCTTGCGTTCCCCGGAAAAAACCAAGAAAGCGAAGGTGGCCCTCCAAACCCTCATGGAGTACCGCAAGGTCTCGAAATCCCTGGACTACCTCGATCAGTACGAGGAGTTCAGGAACGGCACCGACCGTATCCACCCTTCCTATAACCAGACAGGGACCCGGTCCACCCGCCTCTCCGCCTCGAATCCGAACATCCAGCAAGTCGGAAAGGGCCAGGAATGGGAGGACGAGGAAGGCTCGCATTCCGACTTCAAGATCCGCAAAGTCTTCGGTCCCCTCCCAGGGCGGATCTGGTTCTGCCTCGACTACAAGTGGCTCCAACTCGGGATCTTCGCCCACATCGTGGGAGAGAAATCCCTCATCGACGGCTTCTCGAAGGGCCTTGACCCACACGATACCGTAGCCCGCCGCCTCTACGGGATCGGACAAGACCATAAGCCTTCCGCCATCCAACGGCGGGACGCGAAGGCGGTGAACTTCGGGTACATCTTCGGGAAGTCCGAGAAGAACCTCGACAAGATCCAACCGGGCCTGGGCTCCCTGGTCCGCTCCATGTTCCCGACCGCCACCGAGTACCTCGCCGAGACCCAGCGGAAACTCCGTGCCGAACGTCGCTCAGCCGGGACCATGTCCGTGGTCACCCGGGGCGGCTACCCCCTCCACATCCCCGAAGACGAGGAACGTGGCGACCGCCCGTATGCCGGAGTCTGCTACGAAGTCCAGGGCACCGAGGGCATCCTCGTGAAGCGTGCCATGGTATCCACCGACGCCTACTGCAAGGAGGTATCCACCGACCCTAGGATCATCCGGGCCTTGAAGCCTTGCCGTCGTTCAACAACCCCCAAGAACGGGCTCCCGGTGGGCCTCCTCCCCAACGCCTTCCTGTCCTTCCAGGTCCATGACGAACTCGGCTTCGACTTCATCCGCCCGGTAGGCTGGAAGGTGGAGCACTACCGCCCGTACATCACCACCATCCGGGACTTAATGGTCGCCGCTGGAAAATCGGTAGGCATCCCCACCCCCGTCTCGATCTCGGTGGTCGAGACCGACTGGGCTTCCCCCCAAGAACTGGATTGGTAATTCCATGGGAAAAAACAACAGAGCTAAAAGGAAAGCGAAGAAAGCCCGCCTACGGATAGTCTTATCCGGGGCCAAAGATGCCCGCAGAAGGGAAAACCAAAGGCTGAGTAAGCATTCGCCAGAAAAATGAAGGAGTCGTGCTTGCGAAAGAACTACCTCAAAGCCTACGCCTTCCACGGGGTTCACGCCGAGCCTTACAGTGACAAGGACGCCTTAGGCAACTGCCGCTTCTGCCTCGATGATACCCACTTCTCGGTGAACTACCTGGACGGTAGATACCGCTGCGTGAAGTGCGAACGCCGAGGCAACTTGTACACCTTCCTGAGGGACCTCCATGAGCACTTGTCGTACACCACCACCAAGGGTATGCTCCGCAAGCTCTCCTTGGAACGGAACATCGGGGCCAAGACCCTCCACCGCTTCGGGCTCGTCTACGACGACTTCACGAACGAGTGGATTCTCCCGATCAAAGTCCGCAAGGTGAACGAAGAGACCAAGGAAGTCACCACCCCGATCGTAAATTTGAAACGCTGGGTCGAGGACAACGGGAAGCGGAAACTCTTCTCCACCCCGACCTGCAAATCCCACCTCTTCAACAACCTGTTACCCCCCGAGGAAGATCATGAAACCTGGATCTGCGAAGGCGAATGGGACGTCCTGGCCCTCATCGACACCCTGGAAGACCTCCCGGCGTTCTCTACTTACCGCGTTCTTGGGCGTCCTGGGGCTCTGGTCTTCCCGGAAGACCTGGGGACAATCCGGGGAAACTTCAACTTCCTTGGAGACCACGACCCCGCAGGTTACCGTGGTTCCGTGGTCGGGTGCAAACGCTATCAAGGTCCAACTCGCTGTTATTACACCGCAAGGAGATGGAACCGTAACTGTAACATGCTCGTGTGGAACCGCCTACCAAGTGAGAACGGGGACTTGGATCTACTGCCCCCATTTCTCTCCAACGGAGCCTTCCCGCTTGGTTTCGACGTGCGGGATTTATGCTCGCTAGGTCTCCCCCCGGAGATCGTGTTCCGTTACATCCGTGAGAATACCTTCTGAAAGATGACCATGAAGAAAAAACCGAAATTCAAGGCCCGTCCCCCGAAGCTCTCCTGGCTCAAGGTCCTGGACTCCTACTCGGACCTGTATTGCATGGACACGGGGCTTCGGGAAGCCGCGACCCTCGCCGCCGCGACTCTCGTCACGGGGAAGCTCCCAGGGGACCCTGTCTGGACCTTCATCGTCGGCCCCGCCTCCACCTCGAAAACGGTGATCGTGGAATCCATGGCCGCCGACAACGAGCACTGTCTCTCCGTTTCAAAGCTAACCGCGAAACAGATGGTTTCCGGGTGGAAAGACCCGGAGGACCCGGACAAGGAAGTCTCGATCTTCCCGCTCCTCAAGACCAAGGCGTTGTGCATCAAGGACTTCACCACCGTCCTCTCCATGGGGGCGGGGGTCCAGGAGGAACTCTTCGGCATCCTTCGTGACTGTTACGACGGGAAAGTGGAGGTCCGCTACGGCAACGGGAAACACGTCCTCTTCGAGAACATCTACTTCCCGATGCTCGCGGCGGTCACCGACGCCATCAAGAACTACAACCACTCGCACATGGGGGAACGGTTCCTCCGCTGCGAGGTCTTAGGCCCTGGACACGACACCGAGAACGTCATCGAAGCGGCCCTGGATTCCACGGTCAAAGACCCGGCCCGGGACGCGAAGCTCCAAGCCCTAGGCCGACGTATTTCCACCTGCCTAAGCTCCCTGCAAATAGATATTACCAACCTTCCACCCATCGACGAGGAAGTCCGGGACCGCCTGAAAGCCCTCTCCCAGGTCATCGGGTACGTCCGGGCGGTAGTCGTCCGTCATGGCGACGAACTCCTCTACCGCCCTCGCCCCGAAGGTGGCTCTCGTGTCGCCAAGCAACTCTTGAAGGTGGGATACGCCTTAACCTACCTCCTCGGAAAGCCCTCCGTGGACATGGACGTCTACCACCTCATGAAGAAGCTCGGACTCGATACCGTCAACGGCATCCCCCTGGAGATCCTCCAAACGGTGATGAAGAGGAACGAGCAAGGCTTCTGGTCCACCGATATCGTCAGAAAAGCGATGCGGCTCCCGAAGACCACCACCTCCCGCCGCCTCCAAAACCTGGAGGAACTCGGAATCCTGGAACGTCACTACGAATCGAACGGAAAACGCGACGGTCGCGATATTCACATTTGGCAACCCACCCCGGAATTCGGCTCCCTCTGGGAACGAGCCGGTCTCATCCC